TAGCGTTCGAGAATGTCACGTCCGGCCATTGCGATAAAGTTTTGCGCCTCCTCGTCTCCGACCTTATTGACCTCCGCTCCTGCTATCGAATAGTCCGTAAACTTGAATGGCTTTCGTAGTGGTTTCGGTGCGAGCCGATTATCCTCCGTAATCGTTTCGAATGCCTGCGTCAAACTCCTTGCATTATTGCGCTGCCTTAATCGGTCGGCACTTTCGCTCATTACGACAACTTGCGAATTAAGCACGGCGGCAGTCGCTTTCTTTCGCGTGGCATCGCTGATTTGCTTGCCTCCGTTTAAGCGTTCAATCAGCCCTTCTAAGGCGTTGTATTCGTTCCCCTTACGATTAGTCTTAGCGCCTCCTAAGACGTCTGATATGTCGTCAAATAGCGCTGAAACGACGCCTACAATCGTCTTAAATGCGTAGCCTGCGCCCATCTTATTTCGGTCGGTCGGCAGGTTCCGCTTGACCTTGCGAATAGTAGCTTCGTAGCTGCTCCGCCAGGTAAATTGAGTCGTCGGCATAAAGTTGTAAAACACGCCGACCTTGTCGCCTTCCTCCATCACGTCGACCACGTTTAGCTTCGAACGGAGCAAGTCGTCGTTACGCCGATCAGTCGCAAGGCTTAGCGCATCTTCCTTCGTGTAGGCGAGCGAATACTTGGTCGCTGATTCGGAAAAACTAGGCAGGTCAGCGACAACCTTCACGGTTATATTACTCCACGAGTCGCTGATTTTTTCTTTGATGAGCGATAGGTAGCTTTGCGGAATGACGAAGTAAAACTCGACTTTCTTCTTTTCGATATAAACGTAGTAAGCGACTTTGGACGCAAGCTCGACGGAGTATTTCGTGCCGAATAGAAACTCGCGACCGAGCGCCTTGATAACCTTGGCGTTTTCCTTGCGGATATTCTGCGTGAGATTGCGATAAATGGATGCGATGGATTTGGCGATTTTATGAGTGGATTGATTGCGGATTGAATTATTAGGAGTTAGGCGCAGGTAGACGTATGACGGTTTGATAACGTTGATATAATCGGACATTTTAATGCGTTTCATTTCGATGCTCCTCCGAATAAATACTTCAATAATATATTTGCCGTAATTAGGACACCGGTCCAGCGACCTCCGTCCTTCCAGCCGGCAACCTTGAGGATTATCATTAGCGCCGATCCGATAAGCGTTCCGGCGAGCAATAAGTCCTTTAAGGCGTCGAATATGCCGAACAGGATTTCCGTTGTCACGTCCGCCACATGGTCGCGCATCGTCTCCGTGCTTCCGTAAAATATCCGCGTTAGTGGACCTTGCGTGCCGTGGTTGTTAAATAGCGAAGTTATGACGCCGGGCGAAACATGGTCGCCGCTAATGCTTGCGAGTTTTTCAGCGTGTGGCGTCGGGTCGATAACGTGACCACTAGCGTCCTTCATTCCGAAATGAAGATGTGGACCAGTCGAGTTGCCGGTATTACCACTGAGTCCTACGATGTCGCCTGCGTTCACATGCTCGCCAATACGCGCCTTAACTTCGTTCATGTGGCCGTAAATAGTCCGCGTTCCATCCGGCATTTGAACCGACAGACCCTTGCCTATTGCGCCTGTTCCGTCATATACTCGGTCGACTACTCCGTCTGCGATGGAACGTAGCGTTGTATTCTCACTCATCGCTAAATCTATGCCTGAGTGCGGTTGCATATTGCGAACTGGCGAGAGTTCTCCGAATTTACCTGTTAGTCGGAATTTCATGCGTTATCACCTCCTATTTACTAACACTTGCGAATACCTGGTCGACTTTATCTAAGCCATACGGCAACCCCAACAAAAACAGATACGTTAATAAGTAGCCGAAAAAAGACTTTTTTGCCGAATCCAAATCCCCGTTGCCTATCATTTTCAGCGTATCAAATCCGCCTTTAAAAACGATGATCCACTTTCCGATGCCAATTAATTCCTTGTATAACTTCGCCGCTTCGACGTCAATCCCCGAACTGGCATAGACTGCTCCGCCGCCACTCGTTAGCATTAGCGCTGTTACGCCTGCTGTTACGTAAACCATTCCGTACTTCTTAAAATGACGCTCCACTTTCGCGCTGAATGGCTCCGGCTCGCGCCCCCTCATAAACTCGCTAATGGACATGGATTCCGTCCTCATATTAGTCAACCTCCGTCAAACTATTTTTCGGTTAGTAACCGGTTGTACATGCAATATTTCGCAATTCCGTTAATATGCTGAGGTGAAAGCGCCTCGGCTTCCTAGCCAATCTGCGTGCTTATAGATTTAATCCGTTTAATTGCGTCATGCTCAGGTTAGTAACCGCCTGGGCTGGCGCTTTTTTTATTGTTCTGACAACGTTTCCTCCTTCCATGTCGCGTTGGATAAGCCGTTTCATATACGCTGAGAAGTTCGGGTATTGAGCGACGTACTCCTTCATCTGCATTTGAAACGGGTCGGCCACGTTAAAACTTACGGATTTATTGACGATTTTCTTCGCCATGCTATCTACCTCCTGACTAGTTAACGACCAGTAACTAACTGGTTAATATACTGTATGGGCGACTGTTTGTCCGTGATACCAATTTTTTGCGTAAGTTTAAAAAACTGATTTCGTGGACAGACTTATTGTCGAGGTGATAGCGAGATGGGTTGGTTTGAACTCGGCAAAAAACGGAGCAAATTCGGAAAGTATATTGATTCTAAAGGAATTTCGCAAGAGGACATTCGAAGGGAAACGAAACTGGGAAACGGAACGCTGACGTCGTTATGTAATGATAGCGAATATGTGCCCAGAATTTCTACGTGGGTGAAGGTGCAACGTGCGTTGAAGTCGATGGGATACGATGTGGACCGCGATAAGTTTTTCGATATATAACGAAGCCTAAACGAAGAAAAAGCCCCGACCGGTTAAGGCCGAGGCTATTTTTTATCATACTTAGATACTACGGTAATTGCGATATCTTTCTCTTCATCTTTCGCGTTGAACCAGCCGGAAAGCGTGTCGTCCTCTTGAACGTTGCCTAACTCGAGGCTGTTCGAAATTTCTTTCGTAAGGACTTCCGCCTGTGCCTCCGTAGCGTCAGGCTGAATCACGAGACTGACGGACGGCTTCACTCCGTATTCATCAGCGAAGTGCTTCTGGAATTTTTCGAGGTCAGCCAGCGGGTCTGTGTTTCCGATCGGCTCAATCGTTGCGATTAGCGTCACGATGACCGCCGTTAAGGCGATAATACCTACGGACAATAAAGTAATTGCGTTTCTATTTAACTCGTTAATTTTCGCTAACATGCGAATCCCTCCGATTAGTAATTATTTCTAATTCTACCGCATGTTGTATATGTATGTAAAGGACAAACGCAATTATGCGTCGTCCCGCGTAATTATTTCGTTAATTATCGTCTTTAAATCCGCTACCACTTGACGGGTTACTGACCACGCCAGCTAATACAAGCACAGTCAACACTGCGTTAACCACTTCGTTATATTTATCCTCAGCGATATTTACGCCGAAAGACTGCGCAATAATTAAGCCTAGCGAAGCAACCGCAAGCCACAATCCGTAATTCTTAAACCGTTTCATTACTTCAACACCTCCGCGAGTTTAGCTTTCGTTTTAGGACCGTAAATGCCGTCCGCTACTAATTTTTTGTCTGCTTGGAGCTTGCGTAAGGCTGCGTCTGTCTTCGCGCCAAAGATTCCGTCGGCAGTTCCGCAATTAAACTTCGCAGCATTGAGCGCAGTTTGAAGCAGTTTAACGGATGAGCCTTTGGCACCTTTACGAATAATTCCGTCAGGTAGTTTATAAGTCGGCTTCGGAGCAGGCGCGCTTTCCTTAGTGGATTCTAACTTCGCTTTCGTTTGCGCCCCTACTACGCCATCGACAGTAAGACCGTTGCGTGCTTGAAATGATTTTACCGCGTCTAACGTTTCTTGCCCGAAACCTCCATCTGCTCCAAAACGTGGAAGTTTTTCGCCTGCTTTTACAAGGTATTCTTGCAGTTTTTTGACGTCCGCCCCTTTATCGCCTAACCGAAGAACCTCCGGCTTTTTTACGTTTGATACAGGATGATTTGCGATAGGAATTGCGATAATTTTGTTGCCGTAATTGGCGACTTGTTTTAAGAATGCGCCCTTGTCTAAGCCGGTGCCCGGGCAAGTTTTCGGCGCGTGCTCTCGGTGGAACATAATTTTCGCCCCGCATTCCGTCGTCAGGAAATGCTGCAGTTTTAACATTGCGTTTAGTTGCGCGCCTTCTAGCTTATCGCGTCCCTCGTCAAAGTCGCCTAACATTTCCGTCATAAATGCGCCCGTATTGTACCCGCTAATTCCTGACGGAGTCTTATCGAACGGTCGTCCTGTCACGAATGTTCCGTCAGGCATAAGCGTAACATGCTGTCCGATATTGTCCCATCCTCGTACTTGCGTATGGTTATCATACATACCTTGTTGTAGTCTAAGGTGGTTCTTTCCGTTGAAACTCGAGTGATTCGGTTTCCACGTGTGATGGATTTGCGAATATTTGTATTTGCGCCCTTTTAACCGTGAAATTAACTGATCCGCCGTCAAAATTTCAAACGCCATTTTATTCCGCTTCCTTTCCGTTTCTTTTAATGTTAATATAAAGCTAAGGTCGGCTCCGCAACTTTAATCGTAACCAGCGAATGGGTGCGGTCGCCGACTGGCTTACTTGAAAACCGCTATGCCGACGGTCACTAAAAATCCGATGACTGTTAAGATAGCGCCCCACACCCACTTCGTATTTGCCTTCATATCGCGAATATCCTCACGGTTAGCCTCCGACATTGCCAGCGCTTTGTCCGCCTTTGCGTCCGCTTCGTCAGCTACGCGTTTCACTTCGCTCATGTAGTCCATTTTCGTATCAATCCGCACAAGCCATTCGCGAAGCTCCGCGATGTCGCGACTTATTGGTTCCGACATTGTTGCGTCCTCCTCTACTTCATAATTAACTGACCGTCGACCACTTTATAGCGCCATAGTTCGTCGATTTGTTCCCAGGTTAAATCGAATTCGTATTGGTAGTTCGGCACCGTGCCGTTTTGAACTAGCGCCGGATCAGTCGTGCTCGCCGATATAATATTTCCGTCTGTATCCGTAAAAACCCACGTTTTAACCATTCGCATCACCCATTCATATATTTCGTTGCAAGACGAACTAAACACGGATATCCGTTATCAGTCGTTTTGATTTTTGCGTAGAATACCTTCTCAGCACCCGTCGGCACGCCTAAATCGATAGTAATTGGAACGTTCGTGTCGCTAGTTGCATTCGTCATATTGGTCGCTAATACTGTTCCATCGCTATCCTCAACTCGGACATACGCGTAAGCACCGGCACCTCCGCCTCTCGCATAGAACGCTAAATTTAAGTAGCGTGACGTATGCTTAAATCGGAAGTAGTCAAAGCGCACATACGCAGTTGAAGACGTGCGCGTGTACGGACCTTGCTGTGTTACGACAAATGTTCCGTCACCAAACGTAGAGTCATCGACATACTGAGGTGTTCCGCCTTGTACGTTTAAGTCGAAGTTTGCTTTGCCGTCGAGGATAACTTTGTACCCGTCGGGCCGTTCGATTGTCAGCGAACCTTTAGCGGTGTATAATCCGTCTGAATTTAGCTTAACGTACTTATTTGGATCGGCTGCGTCTATCGCCATAAGGTAATTTCCGTCCCAATAAAAAAGATCATCGTTTCCGATAATCTGAATATTGTTCGTTTTAATTTGGCCCGCTGTCAGCAAATTCGTTGTTACTCCGTCGGCTGTTATCGCATTATCAAACGTCTCTCCTCCGTTGGTTGTAATACCGAGCCCTGCCGACCGTAACGCAACAAACCGGCTCGCATCGTTAGGATCACGCGCAATAATACCCATGCCTTCCGGATATTCGAGCTCAGTCAGAGAATTGTTCAGCGCCTCAGTCGCCTTCTTGACCGCTTCCGTATAAACGTTATAGCGTATGCGCCCGCTGTTTTCGTCCCATAACTTATCGAGTATCGCTTTCGTCCGATTAAACTGAACGTCTGCGAACGTCTGGCGCACGTTGGAAAGCGCCACTCTCGGCGACTTTGTAGATTCCGGATAATCCTCGATTTCGAGTATCCGCAAGTCTAAGTCGACACTTAACGGCTCGTAAATCGTAGGCACGGTATCGCCTAGCCCTGGCGCAGTCACCGTAAAGCCAGCGTTCTGAAGCTCGACGAATTCTAGCTCGATTGACACTTCCGGCGTGTCGACTATCGCGCTCTGAATGTGGCTGAGTAGCGATGCTTGAACGGTAAAGCGTTCGTCCTTAACCGGCGGTGCGTGGCGAATGCCATAAACGTCAGCCATTGGCGAAGTATATTCCGCTGTACAGGTGTATGTGCCGTCATCGTTCTGCTTTCCGTAGCCTTTGATATATGTCGATAAGTCGTTCGTATTCACCGTTCGCGACAGCGTTTTGACGTTATGCTTATAGCGAAATTGAAAGTCGGGCGTGCTGCCTATCTTCGTGCGAATATTAATGTTGGTACCGCTGATGTCAAATTCAGCGCTAAATCGTTCTAGTATCGTCTGAAATAAAGCCAGCGCATTGTCATCTCCGAAGTTTTCGAATTGGACCGTGCCAAATGCATCAATGACCGAAAATGTCCAGCCGGTTCCACTAAGCGCAAAGCTTAGCGCCTGACTAATAGACTTGGCCCCATTAGTTAACGTACCGTATTGATAGACGTCGACAATATCGAAGAAGACGTGCGTTGCCGTTACGTCCTTGACCGGCGTGTTGACAACCGTGCGCTCGTCGACGTTCTTAATGCGATACTGGTCGCCGCCATATTCAACGATAGACTCTTCGCAGACTAACGGAAATGCGTGCGTGTTGGACGGCGTTTTCATCATAAAAAAAGAGAGCGAACGTTCACCGTTCACCCTCCGTTTACGTGTTAAGTTATTAAAGTCGGTCAGCATTTCGGACTGGCCGGCGAGATTGGTGACGAATAAGTCCGCCAAAGGTTCCGACCTCCTTTCGTTTTATTTATGTCGTTCTTTGCTCCAATTGTGCATTAACTTATTCTATATCTATATGATCTTTATGAGTTGAGTCCAACTCTGTTAAGAAATTAATAATCTCCATATCATATTCATCTAAAACTTTTGGAGTTTTACTAATCCTCTTTGTAACTAATAAATCATCGAGATTTTCCATTGAATCAATTTTTGAAAAGCTTTTTGATTTAGAATCATATCTGTACCTTTCAGGGGAAAACTCTTCAAGTGAATTTATATCAACATTAGCAAAAAACAATTCAGGGCTTTTAAAATAATCTCCATTTAATTTTTCCAAATTAAATTTCCACCATTTTATATCCAATAACTTTTTCCAAACTTCTTCATCAAACCTCATTTTTAAAGGTTTTGCAGGTATACCACCAACGATTTGATAAGGTAGTACATCTTTTGTAACGACAGCACCAGAACCAATAACAGCCCCATCTCCGATTGTTACACCTTTTTGTATGATGACATTATCTCCAATAAAGACATCATTTCCGACGTACGTTCTCTTCTGATTCCCGTCGTATTTGTTTTGCTTTTTTATCTTGTTGTAGGAATCAAAATTTTTTAAAGCACCTACACCTGATATAGGGAAAGGGTGACTGGTTATAGCAGCAATATCATGCACACCAGGACCTATATTAACCTTTTTCCCTATAGAACAATACCTTCCTACGCTAGCATTATAAAATTCACAATCATTTCCTGCATATGAAAACGCGCCAAAGAAACATTCACCTTTTACAGTAGAATTGTTTATTGATACACATTTTTCAAATACAAGTTTGCCAAGTATAACGTTTTCGTCTAGGGTAATCTCATATTCGGTATATGCTTTTTTCACTTTTTACCATCATCCTTATAAATCTATTTTCCTATGATAATAGTAACTAGTAATATTTGCACAGTCAAGAAATTTTTGGAACATTTAATCCAACCAAGTGGAACTTAACGTTTTAACTAAGTTAAATCTAAACCGAGCGTAACGGTTATTAAACGTGTCGTGAACTTCAGCAACATTGGTTAAATGTGTTCCACCGCCGACCAGGGTACCCGTAAATTGTTTTTCAGCGTATAACTTTACAGTGAAATAATTCCGATGTAAAAGGTCTATAGATGTTCCTCCGTAATCTGTAGCGTTGAATAATGCTCCATTTATCACATTCCAAAACAATGAAATATCAAAGCGATTATCTTGCATGGTTCCATTTGGATGTCCTGCATCCCCCGTGTCAATACCGTTTACAGGTTCCGTAGGGATAGCACTCACCAAGTTAGTAAAGGTATCTACCTGTACCCTTGCTTTAAACGTGGATTTATGGAATGAACCTCTAAACACAGAACCCACTGGATGGGCAGCATCATTGTAAATCGTACAATCTACAAAATTTAAGTTTGTTGCTCTGTTTCCATTTATAATCCCCCGATTTGTCCAATTCGTACCACAGTTAATAAACTGACACCCACTCACAGTTATATCTTGTGAGATTAGATCAATGTTTGCAGGGTTGTTAGATTGTTCAATATTAAAACCAGAATATTCGCATTCAATAACTAAGCAATTGGTAAAGTTAATGTTTCGTGTGCGTTGCTTTAGGTTATCTGTTATACCGTCTAAAGCATCAGCTTTTGTTCCAGAGTCTAATCCTGTAGAACAATTGTAGGCACGACAACCAATTACAGTTACATTCCTACTGGCTGGATGACACGTAAATGCTCTACCGCCTTCGATAGATATGTCTCTCTTGCAGTTATTCACTTCGACATTTGAAATATAAATATTTTCAGCCGCTTCAATTCCGAAACCGTTTACCCCTAAGAATCCGGTACCGTCAATGTTTCCACCATCCCAATGAATATTTTTTACAGGAATAGGGTTAGAAATATCTGTTTTGTCTCCATTGATCTCTACGATATGACCGCCTGCACCAAAGCCGTTTAATTTGATCGTTGCATAGTTTAAAATGTGTTTGTTATTAGCAATAGCAAAGGAACTATTAACGATAAATGTCTTCCCGTACGGCAAAACAACAATCGTTTTGTCATTATTAAAGGCTTTACGCATAGCACATAAGTCCAATTCATCGGTTAAAGCATTCGCAATTTGTCTGCCTTTAAAATCTAATCCATAATACGCTCTTGCTTCAGTTAAAGTAGCGTACTTCGTAGATAAAGGGTGGCTTAGTCCATCACCAATCGCTCCATATTCCACAACAGAACAAATACTTTTATCTTCAAGTTTCTTCGCATTATCCGCCAAAGACGCATCAACGCCGTCCAACCGATCCTTCAAAACAGGCTTCCCACCGCGCGCATCCACAACCTCGCTCGGCTGAGGCGTTCCGGTTATTAAATTATCAACGCGTGACTTCTGCGCCTGTAAATCCGTATCCACATCGTTAAAGTTTGCGTTTAAATCATTACGGAACACTCGGTTAAATAGCGTTCCTAAACTTCGATATTTTCCCATTTATTCACCGCCTTTATAAGTAATAGAACCGGAAGTCAAACGTCACCATAAACGCCCCACTCGCGCCCGTCACCGTAAAGTTATTCGCTCCAGGCTTCAGCGTAATTAATTTCCGATTGGTATTCGCAAACACGCTGACCACTCCGTTTTTAAGCGACCGCACTCCGTCAATTTTCAACGTGTCGCTTGCCGTAGTGGTGCCGGTATATGACCACGTTTCGCCTGTCGTTGTGTTAGCGATTGAGAGATTCGTAGAGGCGCCCGCGTACGTTATCACCAACGGAAACTCGCGTGGGTCGACCGTTATGTCGCCTGCGTTGAATATCGAAAATGACGCCACGTTTTGCGTATAGTCCGCTTCGTCTACCGTTAAGCCTTGACCGACTTGCCATAACTCGGCGTCGAACGTTAACGGGTCGAGCGTAGTTCCGATTGATTCTGCGTAGGTTGAGTCGCTGATGAAGTTGAGCGTGAATTCTCCGTACATTCCGATTAGTTCCGGCGTAATAGAATCGGCTACCTCGACGAGCCACCGTTTGCCTGGCGTTGCTTCCGGTATAATGTAGTACGGCTCGCGTCCGTAAATTACACGGATTATTTCGTCGCGTAATAAAAGCGAGTCAGCATAATCGACCGCAAAGAACGAGCAGACTGCCGTGATTTCGCGTGCTCCGTAATCTTTACCTAGTCGAATCTGCCCGTCGCGTCCGTCTATTTGATCCGTCTGTCGTGTCGGTTTTGGCGAACTAATTTGGAACGAGCGAACGAGCACCGAAAAGTCATCGGCCATATCGTAAGTGGTTCCGTCTTGCAATACGATTTTAAAATTGTCGAGGCTCATCGCTTCACCCCTCCGTTTCTATTCTGCATACGTGTTTCCGTTGCTTGTTTCGTATCGACGTAATTCCAAAGCGCGTTGCCGTCGACTACAACCGAAGGTGACTGCGCTGTGTTCTGCGCGATCGCACCCAGTAGCGATTTGATGTCGGCGATTTCGCCCGCTGAGAATGGCGAAGTGTTTCCGCCTGTTTGGCCCGCGTCAATCATCCGCATTAGATTACTTTGTTGTGCCTCCGTAAGAACAGCCTCGTTTCGAAGTAGCCTGACGTCAATTTCGTTATGAGAAGGAGCATTTGCGAACTGTGACGCAAGTCCTCCGACGTGTAACTGTGGTGGCTTTCCGACAATTCCGCCCGTGTGGTATTTCATTGCGTTCGCTTTATAATTGTTGAAATCTTTTGAAGCAACCGCGTTCTGATAGACGGTAAAATTTTTCGATACGTCCTTACCGAGCTCAGCGTTCATTGCTTGCGCTTTGCCGATGATTTCTTCGACTTTCGACTTTGTACCTTGGAGCTTATTAATTTGCTGTTGTATCGCGTCACGAGCCGCACGATACTCCGCCGTATTACGCTGATTAACTGGCACGGATTTTTCTAGCGCCGCCTTTTGCGCATTGAGTTTAGTGATTGCCGAATCAATAGTACGGACTTCTTCACCGCGTTTTGCGTTAATACCGGCTTGCCTTAATTCAAGGTCGACCATCTTGCGCTTAACTTCGTCTAGCTTTCCGATTTGCGCCTGAATTTTATCCATTTCTTTCGTCCTATCGACTAGCAAACCGGCTGTTTCCGCTCTTTGCTTTTTAATCGCTCCGAGTTTGTGCTCTTCCCTTTCGATGGTTGTGTTGAGACGTTCAATTTCGAGGGAATCCTTATTCGCTTTAGCTGTCGCTAGGTCATCATAAAGGTCCTTTACTTTTTTGCGTTGGTCGATTTCTTTCGTGTCATAGCCCGCCATCTTCTCTTTTAGACCGTTGATTCGTTTTAACTCTTCCGTCTCTTTTGCGAGGTAATCCGACATGTTCGCTTCGGCTTTCGCCTTTTGCGCGTCAAGTTCCAAACGAATACGCTCATATTGTTGCTGATTATACGCCTTGATTTTGTCGGTCGAAGTTAAAATTGCGTTCCCTTGCGCCGAAATTTGAGTCGTTGCTTCCGGAACCTTTTCGATTAACTCCCCGTTAAGTCGTACCATCGTATCGAGTTCTTCGTTAGATAGGCCCGATTTCTTTCGAAGGGATTCTTGCTCACTGCTAAGGCGAGATATTACGTTCGGATCAGCGGTCTTAGAAATTAGCGAGTTGATGTCAACGAAACGGCCGAGCTCTTCGTTTGATAGCTTTGACTTAGCGCGTAATTCTTCGTATTGCTTAGTGGTTGCGCCAAGTTCGTCCGCTTGCTTCATCATTGACTCCGCAGTTTCGAGGTTAACCTCTTTCATTTCGTTTTGGTGGACGACTACACCGGCAATTACTCCGCCTAATATTGATAGCGCCGTTATAGCCGCACCAACTGGCGTCAATGCGAATGCGCGCAATGCAACGCTTAGTTTTGCGATTGTACTTCCGACAAGCAATATCGCCGTTGATGCAGACGCCATTGCTAAGCCGACCTTAATCGTCGTACCATCAACATCACCGAATTTTCGAACGAGGTCTGATGCAAAGCGCACGATATCCGTAAAGGCCGGCAAAAGTTCGTCGCCGACGGTGATTCCTACGTTTTGAAGGACCGCTTGGAATTCCTTAAAAGCGCCTTTTAGCGTATCCATTTTAACCGCAGCGACGTCGGCCGCCTTAATCTTCATCATTGCGGTAGTCATTTCGTTAAGCCCTTTAGCGCCTTCTTTATACAGGATATTTCCGGCACGGATAGCATCGGTTCCAAACATTTGGGCAAGAGTTGCCTGCCGTTGTTCGTTTGTTAAGTGCTTCAACTTATCTTGTAGGATTTGCGCGATTTCAGACATCGATTTAATGTTTCCGTGAGCGTCAAAGAAGGCGTTAGAGCTACCTTTAACAGTGACACCGAGCTCATCGAATAGTTTCGCCTCTTTTTTCGTTTGCGGGATTAAGTTAAGTAACATCGTCTTGAGCGAGGTTCCCGCGTCGGAACCTTTAAGACCGTTCTGCGCGAATAACGCTAGTGTCGATGCAGTATCTTTAAACGTTAATCCAACGCCCGAAGCAACGGCTGAAACCATCGAAAGACCAAACCGCATTTCACCGACGTCAGTTGCCGAAGCATTCGCCGCTCCAGCTAGTATGTTGGCCGCATCTGAAACAGAAAGTGAATCCTTCTTGAAAGCGTTAAGTGCTGTCGATGCAACTTCGGCCGCGTCCTTTAGCGATATTCCGCCTGCAGCCGCCAAATCGAGCGCACCCTTTAAGCCTCCGCCAATAACTTGACTAGTCGTTAAACCAGCCTTTATCAATTCTTCCATTCCACCGGCTATTTGTACCGCGTTATATTGAGAGGTTTCGGCGAAGTCTTTTGCTGCTTGGCTCAATTGATCCATTTCTGAAGCCGAAGCACCTGAAACTGCTTTTACGTTAGCCATCGCCTGCTCGAAATCTGCCGCCGTTTTTACCGCTGCACCAACGCCTACTGCGAGTGCAGCGCCCATCCCAAGCGCAGCTTTGTGAATTAGCGCGATATCCTTACTAACCTTCTTCGCTGACTGGCTCGTATTGGCCATCTGGTTTTGCGCTGACTGCAAACTTTGGTTAAATTGCGCCGTCGACAGGGTTAGCGTGGCTTGTATATTACCTACATCCATTCGTCTACCTCCTTCCTAATTTCCTTTCGCAAACATCCGTAACTCTTCGAATTTGTCACGGTTAAACCCTTGCTCTTCCTTAACGCCAACGTCCTTATTAAGTCGGCGAATAAACGCTTTATAGTCGGCTTCTTCAAGTCCGCGATTATGCGTTGCAAGTCCGAGGTAGACGTCGTTTAAGCGCATTAGTGCGTCCTGTTTGCGTTTAGCTTCTAGCACGGCCGGAACGTCGACCATATAGTAGCCGTTTTCCAAATCGGTCTGCGTGACTCCTAGAGCTACAGACACCTCGATTAAAAAGTCATCAATCGTTATCTTCTCGCCTTCGTCCGCTACTCTTGTTTCGGCAGAAGGCTTTTTACGTTTTTTACAACGTCTTCCAAGCGATTTCTCTTAACAGTGCGGAATAAGTATTCAAATAACTCGTCAACACCGACATTCTCGGTGATATATTCGGCTTCTAGTCCGGTTAAAACCGCAACTATCTCAGCGATTTCATCAAGCGCAATGTTAAGCGCAGTCAGCACGTATGCATAAAAGTCCTCTTTTGGCGCCGATAAAACTTGCACGATTAGTCCTGGCAATTTATCGACTGTTTCGAATAGTTGTCGCCATTTTGCGATAGTCAATTTTTCTATTTTAACGCGCTGTTCTCCGAACATCATTTCGTTCTCGTTTAGCGCCGTTATGTTCGATTTTCGTTTAAACACGGTGGAGCACCCCCATTAAAAATAAAAGGCGAGCCGCCCGAAGGTGCCCGCCGTGGTTGTTACGCTACTGTTTCGTCGCCAAGGATGAATAATTCTCCGGTAACCATGTCCGGATAACCTACGAAAGTAATGTTAACGATACGCTCGTTATCCGCATCGTACGTATATTCAGGATCGGCAAGAGCGCCAGCCAGTGGAATAGTAATCCAGTCATTTGCGGAGGCCGAAGCGTCTGTTGGCTTAATTACAAGTTGCTTTGCTGCCGAAAGTAAATCAAATCCCGCTTGTGATTTAACAGAAAGCTTAAATTTCTCCGCCGGAGCTGTTCCGCTCTTTGTAAAAGTCGAATTCGGAATAACTTTCGAAAGTTTTTCAAGGTCATGTAGCGCAAATGGAACGGTTACTTCGCAAGTACGCCCTTTCATAATCGACTTAACCGGTGTATCCCCGTACTGGTCAACTGTAATATCCTGTTTGTTTGTTGTGGCCGTAAATTTAATTCCACCCTTTGTGATGTCGAATGTAACTAACTCGGCGCCTTCGCCGTACTCGACTTTCGCTGGGCCGATAGGTACGTTAATTCCTGCCATTAATTTTCCCTCCTCAAAATAAAAGCGCAGCCAACCGTTAAGGTCTAACTACGCAGTCAAAATTCATTGAATAAATTGGTCGATTATTTTCGTCATTGCCGATGTATAATGGAACGCTGTTCATCGCGCGAATAATTACCACGGAATCATCGCCGATTGTCACGCCTTGCAAATTCATTAGCGCTTCATGTATCGCATAAGCACGCGTCTCAGCATCCGCTACATCGTTCGCTTTACCTCGCACAAGTATCTGAAACGACGGCTGTTTCTTTCCGGTCCACTGACTCGGAGGAAATCCGCCTGTCAATTTGACGATGGCGCATGCGTCTGGCGTCGCCGTTGAAATCGGAAACGAGTTCGGATAATAAACGCCAGGGACCCGCGCTTTAACGAATGTTATTAATTCGAGTATTTTCACGTTAATCACCTACCGCATCTCTAATTTCTTCGGCTATCCACCGCATGTATTTTTCCGCTTCGCCTTTTAATGGTCGTTCGAGGTATTTGTTACCGACAGCGTATCCGTCCGTTCCTGGCGCAGCTGCCGACAATGGTCCGAGATTATATTCGCCTTCATGTATCCATATAGCGTAATTGAAATGCTGTCCGCTACTGTTATCAACGGCACTGAACGATACCTCTCCGACAACATCGGTAGCAGTTTGGCGCACATTTGCGTGCCCTGAGCGTCTTAAATCCGCTGAGTCAATCGGGGCAATATCGACGGCAATCCGCTTGAGGTCATCTACAGAATCTTGCATCCCGTTTTTGGCCGCTAATCTCACGCGAGCCGTTGCTACAGCCATGTTAGCGACAACGCCGGAAAAGTTGAAACTCATCCCGTCACTCATACGACCACCTCCGTCAATAACGGCTTACCGCTTGCGCCACGCTTTACGTTGATTTCTTTCGGATTCTTCTCGATAGTGATTCCGAGTTCATTCGTAAAGACGATCGTGTCGGTTTCCCGTATGTCTGCAAGTTTGTCGAAGAGTATGCGAGCTGTTGCGATAACGATTTCGCTGTTAGTCATGCCGACCGAGCGATAAGCACGCAATTGCGATCCTTCTTCAACGCGACATTTTAGCGTTAATTCCTCGCCAGGTATTGCGTTTCCCCAATCGTCCAATTCGCCGCCTCGCTTAATGGTAACGGTCTGCTTCATCGGCAGAATCGCCATGACTACAACACCGTCCATTTCACGCGCTTACCGCCTTGACCGCCGAGCGACACACCGTTTTCCTTGCCGATTAAATCGAGAGATGCCGTCGGTATTAATGACTCTAGCGAATCTTTTCCTCCGTCGAACATGTACGATATACCGGCGACTGAAAACTGCTTCACGCCGTTTTGTTTTTGCGCATTAGTATCGTTAAATGCCGTCGCTAAAACGGCCACGTATTCATACACAGCATTGTCCGGGATTGTATACGTCGGATAAACACGACTTAGCGTTGAATTAGCAACGTTTAATAACCGCTGTTTTCTCGCGTCGTCACTATCCGTCCAATCTTCGATCAGAATCACGTTTGATTCGATGTATACGTCCGCACCAAACACATTTAATGCCATTTAACGCCACCTCCGTTGATTATTTACCGGAGGCTTTTTTCGCTGGCGCTTTCGGCTTCAATACCGGTGCCTTTGATTCCTCCGCTTTTGGTTTGTCGACGCGATTGGCGTCTGTAATTTTCGATAATACTTCGATCGTTGCTTCGTCCTCTGTTACATAGCGACCGCCATCAAAGCGCTTGTATTCGCCGTTAACATAGAAGCCAAGTTGTAGATAATGCGAATTGAATTCCGCCAAATGATTCACCACCTAAAGAAAAAGCCCGCAGGAAACCCCCGCGAGCCGAATTGTGTAACGGTTAATTAGCTAAGTCCTTTTAAACGGCCATGCGCTTTCTCTTGCTTGAATTCAAGCGTGTACTCACCAACAAGCATACCGACAGTGTAATCGCCTTTTTCGCCCATGAATTTATGGAAGAAGTCACGACCGATTAGTGGACGGATTGCAACACGGTTAGCGTCAACGAATAATAGTTCGTCAGCAGCCAAGTTGTTGTTAAGCGCGATTTCGAACTGACCGAAGTCATTGATTAGCGTGTCAACTACTTCACCACGAGAATTTTCGCTACGAGAAATCTGAACTTTGTTAGTATCAAGCGCTGAAAGGTTACGTTTTTGTTTAGCGCCAACGATAACTTTGTAGTCTCCGCCAGTAGCGAAACCGCCTGCTTCGTAGATTTTTTGCGCTAAGTCATTTACTGAAGCCATTGTTAAAGCGCCAGCTACGTTAGTAACGTTAGAAGCGATGAATTGACGGATACCTTTCATTTGACGGATTTGACCGCTTTCGTAAGAGATACCGTTGATTAACGCTTTCTCTAATTGAAGCGCAAGCTCAAGTTGTTTCTTTTGCTTTTCGTATTCGTAAAGATCGTTGATTCCGTATTGTTGAACCGCTGCTGCAGTACCGGAAATTTCAACAGAGTCGTCGAAAATTTGAGTTTTGTTAGACTTCGCAACGCGTGCTTTGAAACGAGCACCACGAACGTCTGCGCCTTCAGAACCTTCAACGAATTGAACTTCGATTTTAGCAAGGTCAGCAATTGCCGCTGCAGTTGTTCCAGCGTATCCACGAGTAACTGTTAAAGTAGAACCCGCAATTGCAGTTACTAACAATAACTCGTCTCCAACCTTAACTACGTGTCCTACACGGAATGGTTCAGCATTAGCAACAATCACGGAAGTTGCAACGTTAGTTACAGCGCCAGCTACTGTTGATTCATCTGCGATCATTTCATCTTCGAACCATTGGTGCGTAGTTTGCGTTACCGCTTCGCTAAATCCAAGTAAGTTTAAAAGAGGTGTTTGGTGTTGGTTTAATAAAAGGATTTCGTCTACTACTGATTGTTTTTTGCCGATAAGGGATGCATCATAAATTTTCGCCATTGTTAAATAGCCTCCTAGTATAATTGTTTTTGGGTACTAAAAAAGACGCCTTGATGGGCGCCCGATAACCTAAATTCCTAATTCACGTTTTAATGCTGCGACGGCCATGCGGTCTTCAATCCGGCCAGTCCGTTTCGCTTTGTCTTGGGCATCTCGCAATAATTGCTCGGATGTCTTCTCTGCCGTATCTCTCAGCGAATTAGTTGCTTCGCCGATTTGTTTCTGCGGCTTTTTGGTATCCGCCAAGAAGCTATAATTAGTAACAAGCGCATTCATCACGTCTTCCAAACCTTCCACGCCGTTTTCGCCGATTGTCACGGCCGCTAAGTCGGCAAGTTTGAGCGCAGCGTCGATTCGGTCAACCGGAATGTTAACGCCTGGTGCCGCCTTAATAAATGCGTTTTCGATTTTCTGACGTTCGGCTTTCGTTTGATAATCTTTCAATTGTTTTTCGAAGTCATTGCGTTCAGCCTCATATTTCTTCGCTAACTCTTCCGCGCGTTCTTGCGCTGACAACTCGGCAAGACGTTTTTCTTCGAGCGCTTTTTCATACTCGGACGCTTTCGTTTTCAGGTCATCGTAATCTGCGAACTTTTCGATTTTCTTTCGTTCGCGAGCAATCCGATCCGCCACGATTTTGTCGAGTTCTTCTTGCGTGAACGTTTTACTTTCCGGTTTATTTACCGACTCCTCAGCCGTGTTGGTTTCGTTCACTACTGCTTCGTTATTTAATTCTTCACTCATTGCGTTACCTCCGTTTGAGAGCCGTCGCTCATTAATTTAAACAGCCGTTTCTTTTTACGTCTTAACGTTCGGACATAGAAAAAGCCACTTAGACTCGATCAGGACGTCTAACTGGCGATATAACATGTTTACATTTTGGATGGAATATTTCACGGTTTGGCAACGAGCCATAATATGGATAGTCACCCGGAGCGTCAGGCGTTAGCTTCACGATTTTACCTTCCCAATTACGGCATAAATCCTTTGCACCGTGACTGCTGATAACTCCGTAAAAGGCGTCACGACCTAGCGCATCATTGATCGCTGATTCTCGTTGAGCCTGCGCTAACTTCGTCTGAGTTACCATGTCCGCATAAACTTCCGGTTTCCAACGCCTGCCCGCTGCGTCAATAATTCCGGTGTTAAGCGAGTCACCTAACCGCTGTCTTAACGCCTTCAAGATGTCCCGCTTAATCGCGTCTGTCGTGTTGATGCCTTGTGTTAAATTGGACCGCATGGCTTCCGCAGTCACCTGGCGAATGGTCGTCCGCACTTTCCGATTAATGTTTTGCGAAACTTGCAAGAGGTCGGCTTGCGTATCAGCAACCGCCGTTTTAATAAACTCGCGGTTTAATCGATTAAAGACGACGATTTTCCGTGCATCTTCAACCGTGTCCGCGACGCCAAGCGCCATAATCGAATATATGATGCCGTCTTCCGCCGCCTTTGGTATCGTCGAGGCAACCCACGCCTTTGTTCTTACGTCGAGTTCGCCAAGCACATCCGCTATTTCCTTTTGTACGACGATAAGCTGGGCGCGCTCGAAATTCGTTAAGTCAATGCGATTTAATTCGTTACTAATCTTCTGAAGCGCCTCGCGATAATAACCTATTAAAATCGATATATCGTACTCATACGTTGGTGTTGGCGCCATGCTTATTCACCGCCAGCGTTAAATATCGAGGAATCGACGAATCCATTCGCGTTCTTTTCGTCTTCTTCGATCCGCGAAATAATCTCGGCTGCTTTTTCATCGTCCACTCCGTCTTGACGCTTAATAGCGCTTTGAACGTCGAGGTTTGCCTTGCCTCCGGTACGCATCTGCATGATTTCCGCTTCTTCCTTCGCGTTCTTCGGAATACCGTCTTGCCAGTTAATTGTCGGGTAAACCGCTTCGAAACTAGCTTCACCGTGCGCAATATCGAGTAGCTGACACGTCCAGAGGGCGTCACGAATAGCTTTATCGTAGTGCGTGCGTATGCGTTTCACTTTCGATAATATCGGCATGAAGCGCGCTTTAATCGACGCTGAGTCGGTATGTGATGTCCCAGTACCGCCGGAATTCTCACCGAGCACCGTTCCGAATAACCACTGAGGAGTTTCGGAAAGTTGGAAGACTAACGAAATGAGAACTTCAAGCTCTTTAAACGCTGCGGTTAATTGTCCGCTAAAGTCCATATAGCCCGGAGTTACATCTTCTTTTGTTACTGGGATATACGCACCGCCTAAGCGCACTTGACCGTCTCCCGCACCATCTAAGTCCGGACCGTAAGCTGTCGGGTCGGAATTCTTCCAAAGCACGTAGTCAATTTGTACGATGCGATCGTTAATGGCCGCCAACAACGACTCAAGTTTTTCGAGTCCGCCAACGCCTTCCCAATCGTCATCTACCGATTTATACGGAATGTGGTGCACGAGTAAATGAGGCACGCCCGTTTCAACGGCATCCTCTTCGCGTCCTGTCGCTACACGTTCTCCAATCGTAAAGACCTGCAACGGATAACCCCAGCGCGTATCAATTCCGCCTTCAAACTCGAACAAGCGATAGCGTTCGTAAATAATGTAGCCTGGAATATGGCGCTCCACATTAAGGAACGGCTTTTCCGTTTTGCCGTCGATCACATATTCTACTGTCGCAATGTTTACCGCCTTAAACGACTTCACATTGCCGCGCGATATTTCAGGAAAGACGAACTCGGCATTAACGTGCTCGATAATCGGCTCCATTATGACGCCATCCGGAATCTGGCCGCCCCTTTGGACTACTTCCGAAAAGTCTTGACGATATCCATACCGTGTCTTAAGCCAAGCGTCACCGCGATAGCCGTTACCAATTGCGCTTTCGTGTACCAATTTAACAAGGTCGTTTTCTTCGACATAACGATTAACCGCCTTTTGTTCTTCGCTACTGTCAGGCAGTCCTGATTCGAAACTCGGTGGCTCGCCGACTAGCAAATCGGATGGTTTTGTGACTAGGATATCCGCAATATTGACCGCAATATATAACTGAGCAAGTTGGCTCTCGTGAGGCGTGTCTTTTAATAACTTCGACGCGCGCTCGTATACTTCGAACTGCTTGCCTTGAAATAGCTTTTTCAACCGCTTATACTTCGATATACGTTCTCGGTCAGCCACTGGCGGAAACTGTTCGCCCGGCTGAAACGCGTTAAACGTATAAACCGACGTATATTCGTTTACTTTGTCGAGCTGCGCTTTGTCTTTCCAAAATAAGCCCAAGTTGCGCCCCTCCTTCCGTTATTCGTCTTTTAGTAAGTCGTCCAATTCTTCGAGTTCTTTCGCTAAGTCATCGTTACTACGTGAACCGCTCGCGTCCTCGTTAACTAAGATTTGTTTCTCCGTAAGTAGACCGAATCTACGCATGAAGAGGTCAATCGCTTTCACTGAAGGCTGTTCGCCTCCGATTAGTTTCAGTAGTTGTCCGTATACCATCGAGCGTTTGTCGCTTAGGAAATCGTCAGAGATTTCGTTTTTGTATGCGATGAAATTACGGTTCTGAGTCCGCCAACTCCAGATCGTTTTATATGAAACGCCAATTTCCTCCGCAATCTGCTCGTATGTTAATTTAGACGGGTCTTTGTTCGACTTCAAATCGTTATCGACAAGAATGAGTGCCGCCTTCTTCTGTTGCTCTGTAAGTTTCGCTTCGAGTTCTTTCAATCGTTTTGACATTTTCGCGTCCTCCTTTTCGTAAGCTTATAAGTAATTTGGTTTCCTAGTTATCGCCGATTTCGGTCTTTTAACCGCTTCTATCGCCATATTCGTTGCATCCGGTCCATCATCATGCCAGCGGGACCCATACCGTTCAAAATGTTCGAGTAGTATTGCGTGATCGCGATTAAAAATGATATTACCGTTTTCAATGTCGGGCAACATCGCCTCAATCCGAAGCTCTTTCCGTTGGCGTTGGTGAATCTTCTTAACTCGGTTGTGTGCCGGATACCCTACGAACTGTAGCGCCTCTTTCAACTTATCTACGAAGAATTCCTGCGCCATTTGCGCCTCAGCGCCGATTATGTCCGGCTGATAATGCTTAACTTTTTGCGTAATCAGTTCGAGAAATTTATCCGGATGAATACGTTCGATAACCGCATCAACAACGTAGACTTTTTTCGTAATTTTATGCTTAGCTACCGTTACTAGCGCAGAATAATCGCCCTTCTGCTTACCCATCGCAAAGTCGATACCCATTCCGACGTAGTAGTCCTTATGTGGGAATGTTCGCCCACTGTCGTAATAGTAAAAACGGTCGGGATGAAAGATTTGCGATTCCTCGTCGAGAGGGTTGTTCATAAATTCCGTATTGAACGCCTTAGAGCCGTAGTTGACCTTTTCGAGAAACAAGTTCTGCAACGGGAATCGGTCGGGCCATAGCACTTTTGCACCTTCGTCCATTGCTTCGCGATGTTCAGCGTAAAAGTTAAGCGCAGCTCTTGCGTTAGGTGTCGCCGTCTCTTCTTCCGCGTCCTCCATTTCGGCAAGTTCCGCTTCGGTCGGCTGATACTCCTTATATATGCGCTCGAATTCCGCCCATAGGTCCATTCGTTTAGGCCATTCGATAATTGCAGGAAATGTATTCTTAATAAAGTCGCGACGTTCCGTAAGTACGTAGTTAAGAAGTGAGTCGACGTGCACTAACGTACCCATAAAAATAACGGCTGTCTGAGTCGGATCATATGCGGGCATTAAATCTTGGTTCAGCCAGTCCTTCGCCTTCTGACGTAATTCCGGCGTGTTATTCGAGTCCCGCGACTCCAAGTCATCGAGTAGTATAAGGTCAGGACGTTGGCTACCGTTACGGAAACCACGAATTTGCGTTCCGAGCGACGTTGCTTCCATCTTAATATTAGTCGTCGTTAAGAATGCCTCTTCGCTGTCCTTCTCATTGCGCGTCTTTTGTTCGTGCAATATGACGCCAAAGTCATCGCGAAGTTTTTGATTGTACTTCAGCTGACCAGCGACCCATTTAATGAACTTCTTCGACCCCGCGTTTGTCTCCGAAATAATCAGGATCATTTTCCGCTTACGATAGGCGATTTCATGTACCGGAAAAGCATTCGATAGGTATGCCGATTTAGCGTGACCACGACTGGCAGCCCATGCGATACGTGCCGTACGATTACGATTAGATACAGCGTCAAGTATCCGCGATAATTTAACGTGAAAGTCGGGCGCATCGTCCATATCTACTCTCGTAGTAGGTACGAGATTATCCGGATTGCCTGGATTACGTGCTTCCGAAAAGTACTCGTAAAAAAAGTACAGCATGTCGACTTCGGCACGGTGAATCCGCTTGAGTTTCTTTAACTCCGCCATGTCTCTACGGAAACTATCAACGTCGTATTCCGTTCCGCTTCCTTCTTCGATCTTATTACGTAGTTTTTTCGCATGTTGAACGAGAAGGTCAATACGTACCTGCCGTTTATCACGCGTAATCCACTCGCCATTTACCATTGCCATATACGCGCCCTCCTTTCCGTGTAATATTTGCGTTATGTATGCCGACCTCAACCCAATAGTCGACGCGTCGCACACCCTTATTGTCCGTTAGTGCGATTTCCCACCCGAGATTCCAACCGTTAGGCATGCGATTGGACTCATCGAGTTCGAAAAATATTGCGCTAATTGAAAACGTCTAAATTCTTGTTTTTTGAGCCTGGCCTTGGGGGTTTTAGATTTCGACCTTCTTCGACATCTTTCCGAATTGTTTGTCGAATACGAACAACTCAGTCGAATGTATAACGATGTATAAGTATACGGAGATTATTACGTATAACGTTAATTTTACGTAATAATGTCGATATCCAACCGCTCTACGCCAACGTTTAATCGTTACGTATATAATACCGTTATGCATTCGTTTATACATCCGCATCACACCGCCATTCCTACCGCATATACCTCCGTTATTTCCCATCGATACTGCATAAGTGAATAGCCGCTCATGTTAGCGATCAGCTGCCGAATAGGCCACCGTTCGACACGATAGCGCAACACCCCGTGAGTTTGACGAGGCGTCGTCCGCTGGTGCGTTCGTGTTAATGAATCGGAGATACGTCGGAGCGCTTATCGGTAGCTGTAGCGATAGCATAGGCATCTCATAGCGCAATAGCAGGCGCCCTTGCTTACGTTAGCTTACCGCCGCCCTTTCGCAATAAGGCGAGTTCCTTCTATATATAAGTGATGCGGTATTAAGTGCGTAATAGTAGGCGCTTATTTGGCGTTGTCTATCCGCTTTCTAAACTCCGCGATACCTGCCTTTAACTTACGCAATGATTCGTCTGGATCGATATTAAACTCGTCTTCCCGAATACAATACTCCGCCAGGCTTTCGACTTGCTCGAGTAGGTCTAGCGCTATATCCCGTAAAGATTCTCCGTTCATGTTATCGTCCTCCATTCCGTATTCGCTTGCGTTATATGTATTACGGAATATTACCTCTACGTACTATAGACCGTACTAAGGCGTAAATGTTGACGAATATATGTCCGCAATGACTAACGGGAAGTCTTACGACTTCAAAACCTTGTAGTCCGGCCAAGAGCGTGCCGTCCTACTACCTACTATCACTTTATCGATGGTTTTTAAAAGCGTAAGCAATAATAAAGAATGGTAGCGCCGAACGTACTTAGTGAAGGCGCAAGGTTTATCAATCTTATAAGAAAAGAGGCTTTATGCGTCCAAAAGTGCCTTCAGCCCTACGGAGAGTAAGCGCGAAGGCACTTCGGAACTATGACATATTACCGCCAAAATCGCCGTTAGAATGACATATTACCGCCACTCCTAAAACGGAAGGTCTTCGATATCGATGTTCGCTTGACTAACGCCTCTCTTTGACTGCTCGAATTGCATCCGTACAAACTCCGTTAACTCATCGGAATCGACCTTTTTACGGAACATCACATCGGGATTAATACGGTATAACTGGCCGCCAAACGACTGTAGCGACATAATAAAGCCGTGCGATATTAGCTCCTTCATCGCTTTATTGACGAGGTCACGATCAACGGTTACCAAGTCGGCGAACTGACGGTGCGACATGTGCGTTATCTTCATTTCGTCCGTTTCTTCCGGATTGATACTGAGGTAGTAGTGCGCATAATTAAAGAACGGCAGCATCTTATACAGAATGCCGGCGGTTTGAATCGAAATCTTAGCGATGTCGGTCCGCGTCTTTACCTGGTACAGTTTCGTATAAAAGGTGTCACGGACGTATTTGCCGATTGAATGGTACTCCTCATTAACGCAATAAACGACCGAGCGCCCTTCGCGTTCCTTAGACATAACGCCCACTTCGACCATTTTATTAATAAGTCGGATAGTCTGGCGCTCACTTTTGCCGATTGCTTTCGCGGCGAGCTTCGTAGTCATGCGCTCTTTACCGCTATATAAATGGCCGCCGGTATTCATGCGCAGGTACGGAAGTAATTTCATCAGGGCGCCTAATTCGTTAACGTCCAGCAAGTCGTTAAGTTCCGCCACCTTATCGTGGTAACAATTAACGTAATAACGGATTGGACCGCGTTCTGCGGCCTCTTTCCGTCTCTTTGCTTCGCGCCACTGCTCTAACTCATCGCGAGTCATAATCGAAACTTCGTCTGCATTTCCGTAGACAATCTTTTTACCTGTTTCCGGATCATAGTACGTTTGAATAGCGTTACTCATTATAGTAGCCCTCCTCAACGTCTTTTTCACTTGGACACGCTAAATGCTGTAGCAGTTCATCGATGCTAATAACGCCTTTGTAAAAACACTCGAGGTACAACTCGGCGTTTACGTTAGCAGTTCCGCACATGTTCTCAAAAGCTGCGTCCTCTAACGCTCTTACCGCCTCTGGCACGCATACATACTTACCGTACTTGTTTCGTACTCTTTTGGCGGTTTTAAATAAGTACGCACTAAGGTCCAATATTTCAACTAACTTCTTTTCCAATTTGTTTCCTCCTCATAATAAAAAGCCCGCCGAAGCAGGCCTTATTTACTCGTTTAAATCATCAACAAAACAACCACAGCCGCCGATATCAAACATATCGATTTGCTCCGTTTTATTCGCCTCAACCTCTTCGCGCAACATCCTCAACGTCAGCGGAATCTTTACCTTATTTCGAGTCCGACGCAGCATGGCGACATCCTTGCCGAGATAATCGCGCATTTCCTGCTCCTTCTCTTCGTGGTAGCGGTAGCGTGCCGGATTCTTTTCGAGCAGATTAACGAAGTGTCCCTGGCCGGCTCTAACGCAGAAGCCTCCGCAATTGTTGTGGGCAAAATTCATTCCGTAAAGGCGCGGTACTTCAATTCTTACAGATTCTAGTAATTTGATTGCGTCAATCTTCGTCAGCAGCGGCTCCTCACACATCGGAAATTGTACTGTGTATGGCGCCCAGTTCTTGACCGGAGCTTTGGTGCGATGCTCCTCCGTCCAATCAATCCCAAGGTACAGTGTCACTTCTTCGGGCTTAAAGTTGGCTTCGATGTACTTTCGCGACAAGTCCTGCTTAATTTTGTGCGAACATTGGGCAAGGCGACTATTACCTAGAAACCTAACGTCATGGAATATCTCCCACGGATCTTTACCGCAGTTAATCCATACGAAATTAGGATTTCGCTCGCTTACCTTCGCAGCTAGTTCAGTTAGGAACGCTTTTCGGGCAGGCATTGTATCGTGACTAACAGGTGGAATATATGCGCATTTTGCGATTAAATCGCGCTGGTCAATCCCGTAAATGTATTGCGTCGTCTCGATGAGGAACCGGTATAAATCCTCGTCTTCGATTAGTGTGTCAGTAAATAAGCAGATAACGTTCTCGGCTCCGTGTGCTGCTACGACCCTTTTCGCGGTCATCCAACTGCCTAGCCCTCCGGAATAAAAGATAATATGTTTCGTCAATTAAGTCGTTCCCCTCTCGTTAGCAAGGCGCCGAAGCGCCCGCTAAAAATTCCCTTCACTACGTATAGACAACTAACGGCATAAAAGTACAGTAGTTCGAAAGACTCATTTTCCATCTTCGTATATAAGAGCGTTAACCTCCTCATATAGTAGGCCGCAAAACACGCCAAATGTTGACGTAAAATATCCCTCACTATATAGGCCGTACTAACGCTAAAAATAGGGTAGGCCTAATTACTCATTTTTCGAACTATCACCGGCTGAACTTTCGTAAACTCCGTGTACTTCCTTTTCCGTTCTTTGTTCAGCGATTTGGCTCGCTTATCTAGCAATAAATTTTCATAATCCGTTCGATTTCGCCTGGTCGGCGTTATGTGCTTCTGACCATCTGCGGCGTTGTTATCCATCCGCTTTCCTGTCGCAATCTCTGCGCTCTGCCTACGATCAAACTGACGCTCACTCATAATCGGATATTCTTCGTCTTGCATTTTCGTTAGACTAGGATTATTTAAATCTTCGAAAAGGATTAAGTCTGCCGTCCGTTCAAGTGTCACCGCGTCAGGCATCTCGCCCGTGGCCACGAAATACCCTTCGATTAATCCATCGATTCTAACTAAGCGGAGTTCGCGCGGTAATTCTCCGCGCTTTGTTTCCGCTTGTAATTGCGTTATAGCTTCATGTAGTAACGCCTTATACGTACCGTTATTTTCCGCCATTAATTGCGTACCCCTCTCCGTGTCTGCTCCAGTAGTAATAAACTTCCGATATTGCCTCGATGGCGCGATCCAGCAGGTGATTGACCGCATCCCTTGCCAGTCCGCCCATCCGTCGCCCTGCCTCTTCCTGCGTCAAGTCCTCTTCGTAGACCAGAGATAATGCGGTTTTTTGCCGCTCCGTTAAGCCCGCCAACTCCACTGCGTTACGTAAATCCGTCAGCAGAACCACCGCATCATAGTCGCCCTGATATTGCCTATTTATCAGCGCGTGGTAGTCCGATAGAAGGATGCGTAAGTTTGCTGGCGAGTCTAAAGCGGGATACTTCGCTTCAAGTGACCGCTCTTGCATGTGTAAATCGCGTTTTACGCTTCCGATAATAATTCGCCCCTTTCGTCTAATTTCGAGATAATTCGTCATTCTAATCTAACTTGCGCTTATCGTCCTAATTCGTTATAATGGCGTTAATAAATCCGTAAAAAGGACGTGTTGTAAATGTCATTCGAACCGTTAAAATTATCGCGCCACGGAGGATCCGCGCTAGTCATCGATAAACTGCACCGCCTGCGCGTTTCCTCGGCAGCCATGCGCGAACTTAAACTCTCCGCCTACCAATACGTCGTTATTAGCGTTGACGTCGAGAATAAACGCATCGGGCTTGCGAAACAAGAGCTCGCCAAGGTGCCGAATGCTAGCGCCGTTAAAGTAGATAAGCGCGGATATCTCGGCACATCAGCGGGCAAGGAGATCATTGCGAAACTGGCGCTGACTGACGATGTGCTGCCCGCCAAGTTTGCCGACATTGGCTGGGAAGATCAGAACGGCGTCAGGTGGCGTGCATTTCAATTTTCGGAGTGATTGCCTATTTCACTCCGGCGATTCTTTTATAATCCTTTTTTTTACATCCTTATATATTTCGTCTACCCGGTTTCTTCCGTATATATTTAGCGGTGTATTAATCAATTTGTTATGGTACTCCCGAATGCCAGAACCGACTTGAAGGTTGCTGTTTTTACGGTAAATATCTTGTTTGGCAAAGTATTTAGAGAAGGCGTCTAAGGACAATTGTTTTTGTTTTGGTTTATTTAAGTCAGCCCAAGAAAACTGAAGCATATACTCAATTAACTCTTCATTGCGATAGGGCACTACAAATTTCTTTTTACATATATCCTCAACTAACGTTTTTATTGGGAGGTATGCGGAAGAATTCAGACTCGAGAGTGTTCTCTTTCGTATAGCATCAAAAACATTTTTATCTTTAGCAGACTTAATCGCTACACTCTTTGCTGTTCCAAACAAATCATCCGCACATAACCCCGAGACAACAACTGATTCAATGATGTTAGGTAGTACGTAGAGAAATGGAAAAACGCACTGGATATTGGTTTTTCTATCTACCGGGAGCTCCTTAACAATATATTTAACATCCTCCTGCAGACGTTCAATGTCATCAGGAATTTCAATAATCACATGCTTTAGTCCATAAAACTCCGCTACTTTCGCACTAATAACGACGTCTTTGTGTACGTTACCTTCAAGATGAAACGTATAAAGCCTAGGGTAAACTCCGATATCAAGCAGCGCAAAAAGGCAAGTTAAGGAGTCGGTTCCGCCACTAAACAATAGCGCGACATCTTCACGCTCATTAATTTCCGTTTTAAGCACGTTTTGAATAAGCTCTCTAAACTTGTGCATGTTATAACCTCCCTAATGAACATCCATCCGCTGGATAAGTTATTTCTTCACTGATATACCTGTTTTCGCATATGCCGATATTATCATCGAATTCACTCCAGTACTTACAGTTGAAACACGGTATAATTTGAGAAGACATATCAAACTCCTGTATTGCTTTTCCTAATGCTTTTATTATCGGAATACTAACGCTTCTTGATGGCCGCCTATACAGTTCAATCTCTTTGAATCCTGCGTCTTTTAACGTCATATAAGCGTAATCTGAAAAGCCCTGTAGTCGGAAAACCTCTTTCGGACTAATTCTCCGGAATCCAACTCCATCATATAAAGCGATGTCAACCGACTGATCAAGCGTCTTTGTCATCCCGTTTTTAATTCGTCCTCGTCGCGTTTTACTCGTCGTAAAAGTGTAGTCGATAGTCGTCTCGTTAGGAATCGGCTTAAAGTCCGTGTATCCTTGTATAGTACCGTCCTTAATTCGAAACATGCCGTCGCCTAAAGGCATCAAGAAATCTCCGAATTCAATATATTCGATGTTCTCGACGTCTTTTTCGATGACACTTTCGAGCGATATGCATTGGTCAGCTCCTTGAGGAAACGGGAAGTTGAAAGTTTTAACATCCGGAAAGTTCTCTTTAATCGCCTTTTTTGTAGTGTCAATTTGTTTAACTTCCGTTATTGTCCAGTCGCTGCAAACACCTTCCAACACACCTACGATAAAGACTCTGCTACGTTTTTGAGGCAGGCCGAAGTCAGTGGAAGTTAAAATTGTAAAATCAACACAATAGCCTGCGTCCGAGAGGCTCTTTGCCATTATTGAAATTGTTCTTCTTTTATCGTGATTCAAAAGACCAGGGACATTCTCCATCAATACGTATTTAGGCTTTTTTTCTTTCGCGATTCGAAGAGCCTCAAAAAATAAATTCCCTGTCTTATATTCAAACCCTAGCCTAGTGCCGTTTATAGAAAAGCCTTGGCAAGGGAACCCTCCAACTAGTATGTCGTGATCAGGAACATCAGCAGCGTCTATTTTCGTTATATCTCCGTGTACTTCCTTTTCGTTGTGCAGTATTCTATACATTTTACTAGGAATATCATCTATCTCAGATGTAAACACGCAGTCATATCCTAAAGAATCCAATCCGTACCTAAACCCACCAATTCCCGCAAATAAATCAATGTACCGCAATAGAACCCCTCCTTATTTTATCGCAATGAACCCCGCGAAATTCCCCCATTTAAAGAACATATCTACGTCTTTAAATCCGACCGAGTTTAGTAGTTTTATATTTTCATCAACAGTATTTGGCTTCAGGACTCCACGGATAGAACGTGCTTTATTAAAGATGTCCGCTTCACTAACGCCGTTTCGATGTTTCATATCGTGATACATTTCAACCCACATTTCATCGAATCTGGCATTACTTCCAATAACTTTCTCGACCATGATAAAAGCCGCGCCAATATTAAGTCCGTCGTAGATTTTCTTTACAACTGCTTGCCTATGTTTTTGCGCGATAAACATCAACGTGAGAATGGACGTAATTAAACTGGCGTTATCAATGACGAAGTGGTTGTCGGTTATGTCTGCGTGTAAGATTTCAACGTTGCCTATTTCGCGAAATCTTTCGGCAGTTTTCGCTACCATTTCCGGAGACGTATCTATTCCGTGATAATCGACATGTTTATTCGGATACGTGCGTTCCAAGTTCGTGATGACTTCGCCTAACGAAGTTCCGATGTCATAAACATTTGTATTATCTTCCAGGAACCACCCTGACAGCCCCGTCACTAGTTCGTGAATCTCGTTATATAACGGAACGTGGCAACGCACATGCTCATCAAATACCGGAGTGATTTCCGCGTCAAACTTCCAGGTACTTGGCGACATCAAATCGCCTCCAATACTGCGTCAACCTGTCGCTTCAAATCGTCAACACTTCCGTCATTAACTATTTCCGCATCCACCGCAAACCCATCAATCGCCAGCTCCGTAGAATGCACTAAGTCATTTTCGACAAAACTATCGCCAGCCCCTATCGCCCGAGCAATGCGCACCTCATCCGGAGCCGTTACGCGAATCAACGTAAAGCCATTTTCGCGACACCAGGCGACTTCGTTTTGCTGCCTAACGTCGGTCAGCACGATGCCCACTCGCTCGGCTCCGGTATTTACTCGAAAGTCAATCGCACCCTGCACCGATCGCTCAGCGTGCTTAATCCATACGTCCGGGTCGATTTCGCGCATTAGCTGACCGAACTGCTGATATAGCGCCCGTGGCTTGGTGCCGTCGCTAATCCACGGAAAGACTGCGTGTGCGTTGCGCTTGAGTGCGTCGCCAAACGCCACTCTATCGAAGCCGTGGCGAATATAAAGGTGCTGCGCTACTTCGTCCTTGCCGGCGCGAAGCTTTCCGCAGATGGCGAGTTTGACGACGGATACTTCCCGATTAACATTTAGCGTGTGCTTCATCGGCTAGCACCTTCGATTAAATAATCGACTACCCATCTCGGAAGCGTAACTGTGTCCTCCGGTGCATCTTCTTTCGACTGTGTCCGTTCATCTAATTCGCGAATGTCATCCTCGTTTGATAACGTTAAGACTTCGATATGCCCTACGCCCCGCTTCAGTTCCTCGAGCTCCTCCGCCTGACGCTCGACGTTGCGCTGTGTGTCGCGTAGTTGAGATTCAAGCGAAACTATCTTCCGTGATAATGCGGTAAACATTTCGATGACGGCCGGAGAGGCTTGCGATGTGTCGACCGTGACTTCTTCGCCAACTTCGGCAAGTACAACGTAATCGTCGTGAAAAAATCCGTGAACGTGTCCGAACGACCTTGCGACGATAGCAAAATAGCCGTCAACATCTTTGACTGTGTACAACTCGCCTGACCGATCCGAGTAACTTTTAATTTTATCGCCAACTTCCGCCTTCCGATCGACCTCAACGTAAGTTTTACCGCCAATTACATGCGTTTTACTCATTAGTACAACTCCTCCAATTCAACCGATTCTTTAACCGCTTGCTCCTCGTCAGGTGTCGCTAAAATATCGATATTGTCTACGATCACTTGGTGCAAAACGTTAGCCGTCCGATTAATCGTATCCTCGTCTTGCTCTTCCGGATTGTAGCCGGCTTCGAAGTGAATGGCGTGAAGCATCTCGTGGATGATCGTTTGCTCCTTGCGTTCATCTGTCATTGCTGAATCGATTTGGATTACGCAATCACCGAATTCCACATTACCGTACATACTTATCTTACGGAGCAGTCCTTCAACCTCGTGTACCGTGTAAATAGCTCCGCCTACCTTTAGCTGCTTACCGTGAAATGTTCTCGTCATTATTTTGCCTCCTCGATAATTCGTATCTGTACGTTCTGCCTTCCGAACTGGATGGCGCTTGTGTTGTCGCTAATTAAATAATCGATAATCGTTCCGTCTATTTTTCCGCCCGTATCCAAGGCGATGGCTCGCTCGAGCTTTCCGTTTCTGAACCGTATCTCGACCGTCGTTCCTAGCGGAATCACACTCGGATCAGTTGCGATAATTCGCTTGCCATCGAAGTGCGTCCGATTCCTAACGTCGAGCCCCGTCTTGGTGATGCCGGAGCATCCTTCGGGACAATCGGCTGTGTAGGCGGTCGCCGTAAAGTCACGCCACTGAGTCGCCTCTAGACGCTTGATTTCGGCTCGTAAGCGTTCGTTTTCTTGCGTTAATACTTCCGCTTGCTGGCGCCATATTTGCGCTAGAGGAGCGACCTGCTGGGCGACATCCCCTGCGACAATGGAAGGCGGACTTAGTAGTGAATGCGTGAGTAGCAATGATGTAAGTAATCCGATAGTATCCGCTCCTTATTTCGTTAATTCTGTGATGCTTACTGGGAAGTGCGGTTCGGCGAGCGCTTTGACCGCCTTTGCGTACTCCTGTATTTCGACTTGGCTATCGTGTGCCAGGCGTTGTTGTAAGAAGTGAGCGACCGATTGGAGTGATGCCGTCCAGTAGTAGCGTACATACATTCCGTAAGCCGGTAGGAATAGGCGTGCTTGCTCTGCGCATACACCTGAGTTCATTGCACGCTCATACAAGCGCTCTCCGAACGCTACATAGTCGAGCAAATCTTGCGTAGCTATCTTGCCGTGTTCTTCCGGTAAGGTTTCGCCGCTACCTTGCTTAGAATTTTCCGGAGCTGATCTCCATTCATTTTTATTAGGAATGTAAAACGCAGGTTCTTCGGTAATATACCGCCGACTTGACTCGTTCCAAGCGTCCATAGTGTGATCGCTGCCTACGATGTATTTCCAATGCTGGCGGGCTACCATTAAAGGCGCATACATTTCGAATTGAAGCGTTGCATGGCGAAACGGGCTCGTATGTCCTTCGCGTGCTAGGAAGCGAATTAAGCGCTTATCCTTTTCTGATAGTTCCATAGATTCCTTGTCGTAACTAACCCGCGCTGAGTTTACGACAGATAGGTCGGAGCCCATTACGTTTGTTAAGCGGACATAACCTTTGTCTAATACGTTAATAATTTCGTTCATTTATTCGTCCTCCCTCGTTAATAAGCCAAGGTGTTTCCAAGTTTTACCGTGCCTGATATTCAAAATAGTTTTCTTAGAGACTCCGTATTCCTTCGCTATTGTTGTGCAGCCTCTTATGTCGTTAAAGATATCGAGAACTTGGCTTTCAGTAAGTTTAGACCCGATAACGGCTTCTCCCACCGGTTTACGCTTTTTGGTAATCATGTCTTTCGTATTCTCTTTGGGAGTTCCTAACGACAGGTGATCTGGATTTATACACTCAGGGTTGTCGCATGAATGCATCACAAACTTTTTGTCGTCAATATAGCCGTTTTTAACTTTAAAAACATACCGACTAAGTCTTTGGTGTTTACCACCTCTATCTATAACAGGGTAGTTTCTACGGTGTTTAGCCTTAGCATGACTGGTACAAATCCAGCATCCATTTTTGTTAATAAAATACTTAATCTCTTTAAAACTACCACAGTCTCTTAACGGCACGTATCCGTCATCGAATGTAAACTCAGCGTACTCCGGATGACCCAAAGGAACCACCGCCTCTTTCTGTGTCCTCAATCTCACTGACTTCCCTGAAACGCGCGTGCTCGACCTGTGAAATTACGGCCTGACAAATCCGATCACCCTTCCGCACTAGATACGTATTCTCATCGTAATAACGTGCGCTACTGTAAATAGTTTCCGTTTTACCGTCGATTGTTGCTAATACGTTACCGGTCCGGTTAACACGTTCCGCAATGTTATCAACAATGACGGAAACCTCTCCGCGATACGAACTATCGATAGTCCCAAGCTGTACGCGTAACTTTGTACGCAATGTGATTCCGCTTCGTGGCCGGATCTGCATCTCGTAGCCAGGCGGTAACTCGAACGCCAAGCCCGTAGGAACTAACTTCGTCTCGCCCGGCTCAATTATGACATCCTCCGTTGCGATAAGATCAAAACCCGCATCACCTTCGCGAGCATATTTCGGAATAACTGCGTCCTCGTTCAGCCGCTTAATTTTAACGTTCAATCTCATCGTATCATCAACCTCCGGTTCTTTTTCCCTTAATTGTTTCGCATTCAATTCCGCCAGCGTGCACAACACCGAAAACTTGTCGCACATCAGCCGGCGGGCCGTTTTAATCATTCGGTAGCTCATTGGATTTTACTAGCCAACTTCACGTAAACTTTTTCGGTTTCTTTTATTAAGAAATCGTTACAACCGGCTGCATTTTTATCACGAAGAAATTTCAGTAAGTTAGAAACGCGCTCAAGTTCTGATATTACATCGTGGTTTGACTCCGTCTTATTCCGTATTACACCAGTTCCGTCGCACTTCCGACAAAAGCGAGACAACGATGTATCTCGCCAATATACGCAATCACAACCTATTATCATTTATCTGCCTCCAATGCTTCGAGCAGTTCTTCTGCAAATAACATCGAGAAGTCGTCCGGATGCACTCGTTTTTCATTCGCCCATTGGATAATTAATTCCGCTATAGTTGCGCCTTTCATCACTTCGCCTCCATAATTTCGATTGTCTTCACGCCATCCACCGACTTGACCAACGCCTCTATCGTCCGCTCGACTGACGTATTCGCCTTATCAAACGCTTGCCTATTGCCTTTGATATCGCTTATCGCCGATGTGCGCGCCTTACCATACATCGCCTGCAACTCGCCTTCGCTTAGTTTGCTACGCAAAAATCCGACGTCCTTGCTGAGCTCCGCTTTGTCGAACGGAATGTCGACGCTGATAATCTTAGGTTGCGGAAACTTGACCGTTACCGTGTTGCCTTGCGCTGTGACGATGATGTCACTTGTATTAACGCCGAGTTTGAATTCGCCGGTTGCCGCCAGCTTATACGTTTTGTCTCCGAACCAAGCGTCATTTTCATACGTGATCGTTTTCGCAACCTTGCCAGTCAAGCCGACGAGTTGAGCCTTCGTTGACAGCGCGTTGATGACCGCTTGCTTGTCGACGTAATGTGGCGCCTCGACTGGCGTGACCACTTCGGCAGGCTTCGGGATAAATGCGTTGCCCACGTAGATGCCTCCGGCTAGGGCGACCGTTGCTACGCCTAGTGTGGCGGTGATTGCCGTCCTTTTCATGACTCCACCTCCTGACGCCATTTATTTTCGTTAACTTTTACGTATTTAACTTTGCGCCCACAACTTACGCAATCAATCACATCGCCGTCGTTTAATTTGGCTACGTAGTCTAACTGAATTTTCGTCGGGTTAAAATTTCCGGTCTGACCGTGATAGCGAAACATTGCATCGTCGTAGCATGTAAAACATTGACCGCTTATCATCTCGCTCACTCCTCTTCGAGTAAATCTTCGATACTCTTTTCGCTAAAATAAACAAACGTGTTTTCTTCCGGCAAAAACTCGATATTTACCTTAATCTGCTTTTCGTCCTCGTCGTACCAAACCGAGAAAAGACCGTCTTTTAGGAATAAGTAGTAAACGTCGTCCTTAATGTTAATTTTACCGTGCTTTTCTTCCAACAACTTCGTAAGCTTTTCGATACCCATTATTTCGTCCCCTTTCGCGATTGACTCCGATTTATATGGAAACCGTTCGGAAGTCCGTGCGCACTAAAGCGGAAACTCGGCTGCTTGACCGTTGGCTCTCCGCAAGTGGCGCAAGTGGTGCTTTCGGTACCAGCGCGGACTAATTCGTCTGCTTGCGTGTTGCATTTCGTGCATTTAAACGTGTAGAACGGCATTTCGTCACTCCTAAAATTCGTTATTAGCGATTCTCTCAAAATCCGCGTCTCGCATCTCCGCGCTCTTATACACCCAAGTAGTAGTGTGATTATGGTCGTGAAACTTTAGCGCTGGTAGCCCGCGCCCGAATTCAGCCTTCGCGATATAACTATAGCGTGATATATTGACGGGATTATTTGCAATCGTCGTATCTCCATCGCCCATTACGCCAGAAAAGTACTTTATACTATCGACTGAGCATCTTATAAACTTCGTCATTACTTCGCCTCCAAAATCCGGATTTCGTTCTCCGCCTCGGCAAGTCTGCCAAAGCGGTATCCTTCGATGAGCACCGATTTCTCATGATCCGTTAGCTTGCGTTTCCACTTCGTTTCTAAAAAGTAGATGACGTCGTTGTAAAATATTTCCGAATAGGTGAACGGTTGGCTCATCGTTATTCCTCCCCGTCAGCGTGAGTAGCAGCGTAAATTAATTCGGTAATTTCGCCGACTGCGTTTAGGTGCGTCTGATTTTCCATTTACAATCCTCCTTTACCAATTTAAGTTATCGGCATGTTGCGCAAGCTGTCCTCGGAAGTTAACGTGAAGCTCTACGACTTTACAGTACGGCTCATTTCGGAAGTGTTCGAGATAAGGTACAAATCCGGACTTCTTCGGGTCTTTAAGGTCGATTTGCTTATCGTGACCAATTACGATTACCTTTGCGGAATTATGCACACGAGTCAAAAGCTTCTTTAATTCTGAACGAGTGAAGTTCTGCGCTTCGTCCACTATTAGTACGCAGTCCTTGATGTTCGTGCCGCGAACGAATGTATGCGATTTTGCGGTCACCCATGCGTTTTCGTTAATAATGTCAGGATTCTTTTCGCTTTTAAGTGCAAAGCGTGGGTCTTCGCGTATCTCGATTAGTGCGTCTATTAACGGCTGAAAATACTTCGACTCTTTTTCTTCGACCGATCCTGGCGTAAATCCTAGCGAACCCTCTTCGACTGGTGAAAACGTATAGATTAAAGGCTTTCCGATTAGCTTGGCGCAAGCCACTGCGAGTGTAGATTTGCCTGTTCCCGATTTAGCGTTAACAAAAGTAAGCTGATTGTCGAAAATACTATCGACGTACTCGCGCTGCTCATCGGTTAATTTTTCCGCAAATCCAAACAACATATTGTTTTTAGGTAACGGCATTCTTCAACACCTCCGGGTTAATTGTCGGGCGCCAGCCGAGTGACTAGCGCCCTTCTACTTAATAATAGGCGCGAGTTTGGAATGTCGCGCAGTTATCGCTTAAATAATTCCGATTTCATTCCGTGCATAAATTCGATATTGCGTTCGTTCTTATACGGATTGGCGTAAACAACCCGCTTAATACCCGCCTGATTCAGTAGCTTCGTACAATTTTCGCAAGGCTCATGCGTAACATAGGCTGTTGATCCTTCCGTTGAAGCGAGCGCCAGTAGAACCGCGTTCTGTTCCGCATGAATGGTCCGTATGCAACGCCCCTCATCGTTTAGCAGACAACCAGCGTCCGTACAGTGTTCGTGCCCACGAATCGAACCGTTGTAGCCCGTCGATATAATGCGGTTATCTTTTACGAGGACGCAGCCGACGCGTAGTTTATTACACGTCGACCTTTCCGCCACCATAAACGCGATGTCCATAAAATATTCGTCCCAGGACTTCCGCATTCTACAGACCGCATTTCAACTGAGCGCCGCAATTACTGCACGTATTACATCCGCCCGCATCGATGATTTCACCTTTTCGGCAGACGGGGCATGTTTCGCCCACCTCGTTACCGTAAGTTACATCCGTCGAACGAACTTCATTAATCGTATCGACAAGCACGACTTTCGGTGCGACTACTTCCGTTTCTTCAAACGTATTCTCTTCGGCAGTTAACGAAAGAACCTGAGCATCACGAGAGCCATCTACGTAAACAGTTCCGCCCTTTGCTCCGCCTTTATAAAGTCGTTCATAAACCGCTTCAACTTGCTTAACCGAATAGCCTTTAGGAGCGTTTACCGTTTTACTTAGCGATGAATCAATCCAGCGCTGAATAATACACTGAACATCGACGTGCTGTTCTGGCAATAATTGCATCGAGCTGACGAACCATTTCGGCAAGTTATTCGGGTCAGTCTCCGGATTGGCGTCGAGATATTCCTGCACGATGTCCGCAACAACTTCCATAAATTTACCGAGACGACCGCTGCGGTAGTATTTAAAGGAGAAGTACGGCTCAAGTCCGGTCGAGCATCCGACCATCGAACCGGTGCTGCCAGTAGGAGCGACCGTTAAGATATGCGAGTTACGAATTCCGTATTTAAGGACGCCTTGGCGAATATCTTCCGGCATTTTAAGCATGTATCCGGAATTAACAAAAAGCTCGCGTCCATTTTCCAAGTTATTAAGGAATGGGAATGCTCCTTTTTCTTTCGCTAATTCAATTGAAGCGCGATAACCAGTCGTCGCCATTACTTCGAATACCTTGTCGACGATTTCATTACCTTTAGGACTTCCATACTCAGCTTCGCAATAGATTAATAGATCATGCAAGCCCATAACACCCATGCCGAGACGACGTTCGCCAAGCGCTTGCTTTGTATTCTCTTCCATAAAATAAGGCGTCGCGTTGATTACGTTATCCATAAAGCGCGTGCCAATTTCAACGGTGCGCTTCAGACGGTCGTAATCGACTTCCTTCGTTTCCTTGTTGGCCATGTTGGCGAGGTTTACTGCCGCCAAGTTACAAACGGAAAACGGTGCTAAGGGCTGCTCTCCACATGGATTTGTAGCGACGACTTTCTGTCCGTAAGCCGAGGCGTTCGTCATTTCGTTTGCATTATCAATAAAGAAGATACCTGGCTCGGCGCTATAAGTTGCGCAAATATTAATCAGATTCCATAACTCTTTCGCTTTGATCGTGCGATACGTTTTAATTCCGAAGCCTAACTTTTCCCACTCGCGAACATCTCCGTGGTGATGCCATGAATCGTTGTAGAGCGCCTTATCATATTCGCTGTAGTTTTCGATGTCAGGGAAGCGTAACTCGTAGTCGGTATCATTTTCGACTGCTTCCATGAATTCTTTCGTGATTGCAACGGATATGTTCGCGCCAGTTAAGAATTCAGCGTTATTAATTGAATAAGTGCCTCCGTCAGATAACTTTTGCTGTGCTTGCTTTCTTGCTGAACCGTCCGGCAAGTAAATCGCTGCTGTTTCATACAAAGCTTTTTCGTCAGGCGTTAACGGCGTAAACTTTAGTTTTGATTGCGCTAATCTACGAATCTCGTCATCTTCCGAATTTTCGATTAAGAATCTCAGTATCTTCGGATTTTGCATTTTCGAGATAATAAAGTCGATAATATCCGGATGCCAATCGGCAAGCATAATCATCTGAGCGCCCCTGCGACTACCTCCTTGCTCGACTAAGTGTGTTAATTTCGCAATATCATCTAGCCATGAGACTGAGCCGGACGACTTTCCGTTAACACCCTTAGCAATTGCGTTCTTTGGACGCAACGTTGAACCGTTCGTCCCTACCCCACCGCCTCGAGACATAATTTCCATTACTTTATTACGATGCTCGCCAATTCCCTCGCGACTGTCGGCCGGATAAGGCATAACGTAGCAGTTAAAGTAGGTGACGTCGGTTTCCGAGCCAGCTCCGTAAATAACACGACCGCCTGGAACGAAATCAAGCGAAACTAGAATATCGTAGAAATCACGGAAAGCCTGCTCGCGTTTCATAACATCCGTTTCAACTGACGCCAGTCCTCGCGCGTTCCTTTTCGCAATCTGCTCGTAATAGATTTCGAGCGGCTTGTCGATAATATCTAACGGACGGGTTACGGTGCCGGTCGCAATTTCCTCCGCATCTTCAAGAACTCCGACAAATGACTCGTCTAGTTTTACGCTGACCTTTCGCTCGGTCCAGTCGATATCAGTAACATGACCGTAGCCACGCGCCGGAAACTTCGGATCAGTTTTAACAGTCAGCACTACGAAGTCGCCGACTTTTAACGTCTTCTTTTCGGTATCTTTAAACGTGTAACGGTCGAGCATAATTAGTCTCGATACGCCACTGAACGCTTTCTCCATGTCATCTGTTACCGGAAATACTTGTCTAAATTGCGTAATATCCTCGTTTAATTTCGCTTTTAATTCGTTAGTGTATACAGTCATTCAATCCGCTCCCTTAATCTGTCTAATTTCGTTGGAAATAGCGTCCAACTCCGCTTCAATTCCGTAAATCCCCGCTGACACTTTGCGATATTCAATCATTTTCTCGCCATAAGCCTCCGCCAGCCGGACCATTTCGTGCTCAATTTCGATGCGATCACGTTGGAGGTCAGCGAGAAGTTTACGATACGTTTCTTCGGTGGTCATTGCAATTTCGCTTCGTCAAATGCTTCGTAAGTTATAAAGACTGAACATGCGTGCATCTTTCCGTTACGGAAGTATTTCTTCCATAAATCTCCGGCTTCTTCACCTTCGCCACTTAGAACGAAAGTGACGTCCGGATACTTTTTCGAAAATGATCGCATTTCCTTTTCGTGGTCGTACCATTTACAAGAATCACAAGGTTCGCCACCTTCGTCGAAAATATATTCTAAGTTATACTCGTCTTGGACGAATTCTTCCGCCAGAATATCTTGTATTCTACGCTCCCCTTCGTGAATTTTAAGTGTATAATTAGTGTAATAACCCATTATTTCCCCTCCGTTTTTATTAATCCTTCGCGAATCAGATACGCAAGCCCAATGGCGGCAGCATCACTTTCATCAAACGTAGCAAATTCGCCAGTATAGCCGGTCCATCTACGGACTGCCTCTTCAACTTCGGTCTTCTCTGCCTTACCTTTTCCGACGACCAGCAGTTTCACTTTCGACTGCGGAATTCCCAGCAAAGTCTTTTTGCGACCGCTTTTGCCGGTTTCTTCCCACTTAGTAAACGTCAGCCTAAACTTGTCACAGCCGCGCTCAACGCCTGACCATGCGGCAAATACCGGATAGTTTTGCGTTGAGCTTTGCCCGTGAAAATCTTCGCGAATTACTACGTCGAATCCGTTCTTACCAATATGCCCAGCAACAAACAGCGTCGCCCAACTTTCCACTATGTCGGCGCGTAAGCCGTGCGATTGCGTTTTCGAGTCGGTCTTAACGTGCGACAGCGCTGTGATTCGTGGCTTGCCGTTTTTCACCTCGATAATGGCTGCGCCTGGTAAGGATAGCGAAGTGTCCCAACTAAGCACCCGCATTTTCACGAACCTCACGGATAAATTCGAACGCCTCATAGCACGAGTCTTTTTTCCATTGAGGCAAGCCGCTGCGCATTAAACGCTTCGTTTGCGCCTTCAGCAATTCGAACTCATCTTCGTCAAGACTCAACGCACAACTACGTTTAAAGTTATTGAATCGGAACGTCTCAAGGTCGAGCGCTGGCGCCGTTCCATCCGCAACACACTTCGTCACATACGCAAACTTGTCAAGGATTTCCGACTTCATTTCGTCGGTGATATCAACGCCAAACACTCGGAAGTCAGGCGCCTTTTCGTGTTCCTCATCCGTCATAAACCACGCCTTGATGGAGCAGTTCACGTAAACGATAAGATAACCGTCCAGTGGTCCGTACATTAAATCGTAGCAAGTCACCTGTTTGACGTGATCCTCTTTCGGACCTTTCATACGCATGAAGCCCGTTTCGCTATACGACGTCTGCTTCGATTTAATTTCGAGGCCAATGCGTTTGATTTCGCCTGTTTCTTCGTCAACGCACTCAAGAAGGCCGTCACTTGTACCGAATAAGCTAAATCGCTGACCGTTATGTTCGAAGAATCGCTGCGTCTTTATGAAGTCCTCGAAGAATGGATTGCCTTCATCGGTTCGTGCGATTTTAAACGGGACCTTATCGCCGGTAAACTTTTCATAATGACGCTCAGCCAACAATATTTCACGCTGCAACCAATCCCCGACAGCCGTTCCCCGTGCCGTATATCGGCGTTGCCACGGCTTAACGACGTCCTCATCGCGAGCCATCTTAATCGCTTTGACGTATAATTCCCGGTCAGATGAACCGGCCGAGCTTGGCGAGAAATAAGGTGCCGACTTAAAATCGGTCGGCTTGTATTTCCGCATTTCCTTCGCATAAGCCTCATGTAACGCTATGTCGAGCTTCGTATCGAATGGCTCTCGGTATGAGTGCCACGTATTTAAGAAGTCCGTAAATTCCTGCGCGATTTCGTTAATGTTCGTCATTATTCGTCCCCCTCGTCTTTTCCGTTAATCAAGTAAATCTCCGGAGCCTCTGGCGATAATAAAACCTTCGCCACGAACGCCAGCAGAGTAATCGCTGCGGACTGTATCAGCGTTAACTCCACGCCGGGCAAGGCGACCGGAACTGTGAAGAACACAATCGCCAGGACTAGCGCAAAGTTGACGGCTATCATTCGGATGCCTTCGGCTTACATGCGTATTCAATTTCGACTATATCTTCGTAAGTACGTATTGCGTCGTCGACAATACTTCCGGTTAGTAACTTTTCGTCTACTCTGTCTAAAACACGTACAACCATCGTAATTTCGAACTGTTTCATCAGCGCACCACCTTTGCGTGCTTGATTGCGTCAATGATTTCCTCGGTCGGACGCAGGCCGTTTAAGCGGTGGACTTCGACTCCTGAGCGTTCAAAGACGAGTACAGGCACGCCAGTCAGTCCGTATTGATCGATGACTTCCGGCTGCTCGGTGATGTCGACGTTGACTAGCGTTGCGCCTGCTTTGAATAGGTCGAGGTCTCCGATGTAGTTCGCTAGTACTTTACAAGGGACGCACCCCGGTTTGCTGAATTTCTTAATTGTAATAATCGCCATTATTTCGTTTCCCCTTTCGTATTGAACCATTCATTAACGCTGACACCTTCGCCCCACCTAACCATGACCTCGATATCGGTACCGTTAGGCACAACGTCTCCCCAACGGTATGAATTAATCATAATATTGCGGATGTCTTGCGCTTCGGCTGAGGTAAAATCCTCCGGTACTTCGAAAATCAATTCGTCGTGAACGGTCGACCAAAGCGACCATCCTGGCTTATTTGCGCAATACTCATGTGCTCGAAGCATCGTTACTTTCGTTTGAATGGACGATGACCCTTGAACGCGGGCATTTGTCGCTTGTCTGAGGGCGCGGTTCTTTTTACTAAAGTTCGGATCGCCCCAACCTTTTAACTTTAGTTTCGCGTCAGATAGTCGGCGCTTGCGTGCTTCTTTGTCTGTCCATACGAAGCCGTTCTTTTCAACGAATTTCTTGTTGCTTTCAATCCACGCATTAAGTTTCGGCATACTCTCGAACAAGTCTGACTGAAACTGTACTGCCTCCTTAACGGCTACACCCAGCATTTCGGCAAGCGAATATTTGCTCATTCCGTAGATTGTCGCAAGCCAAACAACTTTCATTTGCTTACGTTCTTTCGTATCGCTGCCGTCTGCATTTTTATTTACTTCTTCGTATGGGCGCTTATAGAAGTTCGACGCCATCATAGCGTACGGATCTAGTTCCTCTGAGAATGCAGTTATTAAGACTTCCTCTCCGGAGAGATATGCAACGGAACGGATTTCTTGCGCTTTAAAGTCGGCACCTACTAGGACTTTTCCGTGTGGTGCTACGAACATTGGGCGTGCTTCCTGCGGCTGATTCTGCACGTTAAATCCTTGATTCGTTTTATCCTCTTCGTCCTTACCGGAACTAAATCGCCCTGTAACGGTGCCCATCGGATTAAACCGTGAATGCCATCGCTTCGTAGTCGGATTCTGTTTAAGAGGCAAAGCGTCTATATATGTTCCGCTCAGTTTCGTAATTTTCTTGTATTCTAGTAATTTCGCAATAACGTCATGTTCGCTCTTCAGAGGTTTTAACGTCTTTTTCGCGTCCATATTCGGAAGTTTCGTTCCGATTGCTTTCGATAAAGCGGGCAGCATTTGTTGTTGCGAATTTAAGTTCAACAGTTCGATTCCTTCGTGAAACGGTGTTAGTGTGGCGATTAATTCCGCACTCAATTCTTCCGCACGCTTCCGAAGTTGCTCACCGTATTCTTTCGCGAAATCTAAATCGAGTACATAACCGTTGGCCTCCAAATCTACAATTACGTAAAGCAACGGCACCTCGACTGTCCGATAATACTCCAGAACGGTGGGCATTTTCGCCATATGATTGCGCTGAAATTCATACAATCGCCAGGTTAATTCGGTATCCTTCGCAGCATAAACTAACGCAATATCCATCGGTACCGAATTAAACTGCGCGTCCTTTCCAAACAGTTCCGAGAAAGTATCGGACTCAACTCCGAGGTATTTCGGCGCCAAGTCCTTCAGCTTATATGTCGGCTCGTTTTCGTTCAGCAAGTGCATGGCGATCATCGTATCCCAAACAACGCCTTTAAGGTCGGAGCCGTGTCGCCTAAACATCGCAATATCGAATATCGCATTATGAAGAACCTTTCCGATTGACTCGTTACATAATACCGGTTCTAATTTCGCAAGCACATAATCTCGCCCCAACTGCTCACAATCTTCGTGAGCTACCGGAATATAAACGTGTTTGTCAGCCTCCGGTAAGGTGAAGGACATACCAACGATGACATCCGTGTAAACATCAACGCCAGTGGTCTCTGTATCCACCGCGATTATTGATTCGCACCACAATTCTCGCAATAACGTATCGAGTTGCCGCTCGCTCGTTATTAACTCGTAATTGCTCGGCGTTTTCTTAACCAAGTCCGCCAACTTTTGCTCGCGCTGACTTTCCGCCAGTTGCTTATATAACCGCAAAGCCTCCGCCTTGCTGAACCTTTTCGAAATGGACGCGAGGTCTCTGCCTATCAGCCCCGCAGCCATTCCGTTCTTTACTTCGATAAGCCTTCGTTGATCCGGCTCGCTATTATTCATCGATAAAATCCGCACCCACGCTTCTTCCACCGTCTCAGTCGCCGCCACTTTCTTCTTAACCGCATCAGCCACACGCTCAGCCGCGCCATCATCTTGCCGGATATTTAACGTAAGTTTAGGCGTCATTACTAATCACTTCCGTCACCAAGTCGCCAGCCTCGCGCCTTTTCCCAACGTAGCATTCATCGTCGCAGAACCATTCGTTTTCCGAGCGGTCGTGGACGTAGTCGCAGTTGGCGTATAGCTCAACGTCACAATGGGCACATTTTCCGACGACATCGGGCTCTGGCGGAGTTGTTTTCCAGCGGTCGTAATCGCTCATACTAAATCGCCCCTTTCAGAGTGTCGATTCCGATTTCCAACTTCGTCCATTTTTCGTTAAGTGCGTGCGCTGGACACCAGTACTCTCCAATTCCGCGATTCTCGAACATATAAACATCTCCGTCTAATATGCCGATGAAATAGTCCGCCTCGTCGAGCGAATAGTTTTCGCCGTTCCTTTTGCGGGCATAAACGACAACCTCTCCGTTACGATCATCTCTTGCACGAGCACTTTTGATTTGTACACGGTAGAACTCGCGGCCCATTCCGGGACGAGTAATACCGATGTCAAATACTTCCGGAGTGACAGATTCCATAACCGTCCATCCGTTAGCGAGTAACGCGGTTTGTGCGAGGAGTTCGGAATGGCGTCCTTTCGTAGTTGTGATATGCGCCATTACTTCTCCTCCCTGCCTAATCTTATTTTAATTCCGCCAAATATAATATTGCTTATCGTTCCGACTACAAATATTCCGATTAAAGCACGCCAAAATCCGAGATGATATCCGAATACAAATTCGATTCCTGCCGATAATCCCCAAGCAATCAAAGAGTAGATTCCGAAGATGAATGCTCCTACCATAACTAGGCCGAGAATACCACCGATTACTTTTCCCATAAGTTATCGCCTCCTTAAAACTCAAATTTGTCTTCTTTTAAACCGCCAAGTCCGTCAGCACTTGCGCCAATGCTCAAGCCGATGAGTGTAATATCGAATCCGGCCGCAACTAAGTTTTCGATTTGCTGCTTTTCGTCAGCTTCGAATAGTAGTCCTTCGAATTTCTTCAAGTCGAATTCTTTGCCGATAAACTTATCGAAGTTCGCACGTTCTTTTACCGAAATCTCTTCTTCGTCGTCCATATCAAGAACCGGCGATAAAGAAATCACTGTTTTAGTACCGGAGCCTTGCTTCGAAATTTCAAAGGCCGTCTTATCCTTTTTCGCATCGTATTTTACTAACGCTGGCTTGATAACCTCCGTAAATTGCTTTGTGGTAAAATCCAGTACGATTTCTTTGCCGACTTCTAAATCGATAAAGCCGATTGCATAACGGGCTTTACCTGCGTATTTGTAGCCTTCGCCACTCAAGTCCTTATACGGCTTAGTTTCGCGAATTTCTTTCGCTTCGTCGTCCGACTTGTCTTTCGTTAATGCAAACGCTTGGTCATAATAGTGCTTCGATGCCAAATCCCAAGGCGTGTGATTTCCGGAAACAAACCCTTTTGCGTCACGATCGGACGGCTTTTCGGCGATAAACGTGTTAACTCGCTTATATACGCCATAACCGTAGTAACGCATGACACTCGTTAAACCCGTCAATTTTACCTTTAGCGTTGTGCCAGCCGGTAACTTTGCGAAGTCGTTATTCGCCTTTCCTCCGCCACCTGCAGCGTTTGATTCTTCGATTGCGTCCATTCCGAACTTAAATTGACTCATTTTACCTACCTCCGATTTAGTTTCGAACGTGGGAATTTCCCGCGCCCGTCGCAAAGCACGAATATCTATAACCGATACTAGAACGGAGCTTCGTCGGCGTCCTAGCGACAACTTTACCTAACGATTATCTTCGTACTCTCCGATGGGCGGGCGAAAATTAATTCGCCTTGGCGTCGTCTATTACGTTTGGATTCGCGTGACATTCGTAAACATAAGCGCGATATTCTTCGACTGTCATTCCGTTGGCTTTGCCGAGCCATTCGATTAGACGGTCGAAGCGTTCTTGTTCGAGATTGAAGCGTTGCCTATTCGCTTCAAACCATTCGAAGATATTGTGATTATATTTCGAGCAATTTAAACTTTTTGTCATCGGATAAATATTTTCGAAAGTAAAACCGCCACCCATTGACTGCGGGATTGCGTGCTCTTTCTCGAGATTATCTGTACGTCCAGTAAGAGCGCAAGCGTTTCCGAAATACTCAAGTGTTATAGAGTATTGTTCGATGGTTAGCGTATCTGGCAAGTTCTTTTTACGAGCTATGCGGCGTTTTTTTGTTAGCCTACGTTTATCGCGGTTAGTTTGCGCCCAATATCGTAAGCACTCTGACCTGCATAACTTACACCTTGATTCACGTCCGCCAAGCCCTTTCTTTTTAATGTGGTAGTTGTCAAGGACGGTCCATTTTCCGCATTGAGAGCATTTTTTTCCGGTAACTCCGTCAACTATTTCGAGTTCGCTTTTTTTATTTATTCGCCTACCTTCCTTTCTTCGCTGAACTCCTTCGAGTTCAGATATACACCCCTTGCAATTCGGTCTTTTGCCCCCAACTCCGGTAATGTGTTTGGAAAAGTTATTAAGCGCCAAAATTTTATTGCAGCTCGCGCACTCCTTCGCTACTATTACAGTCCTCTCATCTACATAATAAACGGTCCCTTTTTGACTTCGATTCTCCGTCAACCCTTCGAGATTCATTTCGTCACTCCTCGTTTAACTTCGTTGACGTTTCCGTAAAACTTCACATATTGCGTAATCACCTTACGACGTTTCACTTCCGCCATGCTCACGACCTTCATTCCGCCTCAACCTCCCGCCAGACTGCGCAACAGATTCCGAAAATTACTGCGGTTACATACAATAGAAGAAACATCGTCATATCAATCGCCCTCCTAATTTTCCCAACTTACTTAGGGCTTCTTCGTTGCTTCCGTCATACAATCGGATAGGGTCGTGCTTGAATCGCTTAATTTTTCGTTCAAATGACGTATCTTTTACGTTTGTTGGCGTATAATATATATCATTACGATTCGCTGAATATTTTCCCAACTTCGTAGCCTCCAATTGGTTGCGTTTTGCGATGAAAACGCGTATTATAAAAACGGGTGTATATTAAAGTTACGTTACAGTGTAAAGACACCGTATGTACATTTCGTGAATTTTTGTTATAATAAAAGCGAGACGATTTGACGCGGTGCCTATGTGCCAAACCGTCTTTCTTAAAACTAAAGCGCTACTAAATAGTCGTGATAATCTCCGAACTGTTTGGTACTAAATTTGCCCGCCAGGCGATTTAATGCGCGTGTTACTTTCGAATGGTGAACTCCGAGCTCCTTCGCGATTGCCGTCGCTGTGGGTTTCGGGTGAGCCAGGAACGCTTCAACGATTGCCGTCGTTTTAGCATCCGCACCGTTCAGAAGAGAGTCGATTAGCTTACGCTGATCGGCTTTTTTCTTTGCGATGATTTGTTCTTCGAGGTTAAAGTCGTCTTTGATTTCGAAGTTTGCCGCTTCGTCATCATCGACCGTAAGTAATTCGCGGTTAAAGCTTTTTACGTTCTTTCGGTTGAATCCTCGTCGCTCTAGCGAAACTGCTGCGTTGAAGAAGTGGGTGAAGTCCGATGTGCCGTCGAATCTTTCAATACACCTCATTAGTACGTCTTCGTAAAGTGCGCGAGTGTCATGGTAGTTAGATCGGACGGAGCTGGCGATTTTTTCTAATTTGCGATTGACCTTTTCGATGGTGGCCTCGTGGATGATTGCGAATGAATCGTCGCTGCGGCTCCGTTGGAATTCTAATACCGCGTTATTAAGTTTTAAATTATTCAACTTTTTTCCTCCTTGTTTTGCGCCTTCATAAGATTATAGGTAGTTAATTTTAATCTCGCGCAGTTTTTTTAATTTTTCTTTTATAATCCTTTGGTGCGTGTCTACAATAAATAATATAGCATGGAAATAATGGAAAAATTGGAAAGTAAACAATCTTTGAATTCTGATATTTTGTTTACTTGAGTGAACACAAAAAAAAGACAGCCGATTATGGCTGCCAGTAATAATTATTCAGTTGAAAATCAACCGCCTACTTTATCAGAGTACGGTGTGACAAACCCTCCGACCTTATCACTAGCTGTATCTACGCCTCCGTTGCTAAGCACTAATGGAACGACAACCAATGCTGACGCGATTAAAACACCTAATAAAATTTTCTTCAAATTCTACATCCCCTTTAATTTCAATTTTAAAATCTACAAAATCATCAATCAATGCTGACGTTTCTCCGAGCTTCTTGGTCTCTCTTGCTGCTATACTAGCGAATAAATAATTGGATCGTTTAAAAAAATACTTTCTGCATTCGTGCATCTTTTTTAAGGAATTTTTTGCGCCGGCTCTCAGTATTACTAAAAAGTCATCTTCTCCTTGTTGGAAAATCGCCTCCTTGAGTAGTTTTAGTTCGAATTCGCTACCTTTATTATCTTGTAGTCTTAGTAGTATGGGATCAGAATCTGCATCTAGTTTGAATCCCAAATAAAGTTTAGCGTATTCTAAGTTTCGTCGAGCCATTTTTTCTATATCCGGCTCTCCAAGTGTTTTAGCAATCTCATATCTTATCTGAAGGTTTTCGATGCACTTGTGTTTATCTTCAGACAAGTACGACATCCCTACTATATCATAGGCTCCAGAAACTGTTTTCGCGCAGATATTCGCATTAATTATTAAATAAGCGTAGTAACGTGCGGATTTAACATCGTTAAAATGCACACTAACATGGCCTAAAAGTTCGGAAATTCTATGTAGATAGCTCTCTTTGATGAATAAGTGCCGATCATTTAATTCGAAGACTAATTTTTCAGCTTCCTTTGCTGTTTCTAATATTAAATGGTACTTTCCGTGATAATAGTAATTGTAGCATTTAATGATTTCCGCTAAGATAGCTAATTCACCACTTAATTGACCGACTTTATTTAATCGATTGACTAAATCTTTTGCGCCGATAGCATTAATGTAAAAGTCATAAAGCACGGAATAAATGGCAACATATTTTGAAACTGCTTTATCATTAGCGAATAAGTCGATTAATTGTTTGAGGAGTTTTTTATTACGTGTTATTGAAGCATACTCGAAACTTTGCTTGATGGATTCTGTGGTATTCACACGCAAACACCAGCTTTCCATTGTAACTACTTGAGTGTCCGGATAAAGTACGTGCGATAGTCTAAGGAGTTTGCGGAAACTCAATCCGCCGTTGTTGTTGAGGAAACGGGACAATTCCTGTTTTGTGCATTCAATAAGTTTTGCAACCGTGTCGATATTAAGAGTGTTGTGATCTTCAATCCTATTGTAAATCTCTATGTGGAGCGTTTGCATAAATAATTGTCCCCCTTTAATTTCTTGTTAATATTTTCCGTTTTTTCTGTTATAATTAGATTGTACTACGAATGTTCACTAAAGTATACATAAAATTGGAAGGAAGTGTATAAAATGATAGATTTTTCCCCGCTTCATAAAACATTAGAAGAGAAAAACATGGTAATTAGTGACATGCGCGATAAAATTCTTCACCCAAAAACTATCGCAGCCATCAATCGAAACAGCGACGTCAACCTAAGCACGGTCGAAAAAATATGCTTATTCCTGGACGTCCCTATCGAAAAAGTAGTCCGCTTTATTCCGGACGGATCTAAACAAAAATAATCTAACATTAACATTGCGAGGTGAAGCGCCACGATTACGGTCGGTAGGTGCTTGCTACAAGACCGGCTTGACGAAATTGGTATGACGCAAGTCCAACTAGCGGAAAGGACTCGAAAATCTCCGCAGTGGATTTCGGACATTGTAAACGATCGCCATAAACTTTCGTTAAAAAACGCCAAGCTGATCGCCGATACCGTTGGATGCCACATAGACGACCTCTATGAGTGGCACCACCGTCGTAGCAAGCGCCGGTAGTAAGGTAGGATTTTTACCTACCACGACCGAAACTACGTAAACTTACGTATATCGAAGGAATGCAAAAAAGCCAACGCGAAAAATAAGGACCTCATGTGGTCGCAAATTTTTTACGTCAGCTTCGAGACAGCGCATAAAAACCCTGTGCAAGTAAACCTCTGTATGTCGGACATTCACCGCAAACCGTGTTAGGGAATCGTGACTTGCCCATCAGTTATTAGTTTTTCTAAATCATGGTTAAGGTATAGGACGCTGAGTGAGTACCCTAGTTCATGTTCTACCCTATGCTCAATCCTCTTTATCCGCAGTTCAGAGTGATACATGCTTATAACGGACTGGAAGTGTTTGTACACATCATCATAAATCATTTCGTAAAACTTCAATTCTATCGCTCGGTCGTGGTTGATGAACCGAAAGAGCATTTTCTCAAGATCGTTGAACTTCGCGTATAACTTACACGTAATCACGTCGCCCATTATGCGGACCTGCGCTTTATTCGCACCAGCGTCGATGATTGCTTTCCGTGCCACGCTGAGATGTTTTGCCATACTGATTTCTACGCTCTTTAACATTGTATATCTAGTCCTTTCTACGTAACTTCACGTACAAAAACGGAACGCCTTCCGCCTTCTCCACTGCAGCCCTCAACGCATCAGCACCGTACTTCACCAGCGCCTCATTCGCATCCTTGACGAAAGAGCCGTCACTTTGGCCACCACCGCCCACATACGCATGCCTAATCCGTACGTGCCCACGCATCATCGACTCAATCTCTCTCCGCAGTTTGCCGCCTGCTTTATCGTTATCCGTCGCGATAACCAAGTCCTCGATAGGCGACCGCAATATCAAATCCCGCTTCCATTCGTTAAAACTCGCACCTCCAACGGCCACCGCGCTATAGCCCGCTTGAACCCAGCTCAGCGCATCAATCTCGGCTTCACATATAACGGTGGTCGGTTGCGCATTCTCTATTCCGTAGACCATTTCGCGAATTGGCCATCCTCCACGCTCATACCAAAACGCTTTGCCGAACGTCTTGCGATACTTCACGTTTGCAAGCGAGCCATTTGCGAGCCTCCACGGTAAAACTGCCGCTTTCTTTTCGCGGTCATAAAGGACGCCCATTTGCCGCTGGGTTTCTTTACTGATGCCGCGATTTTTTAAATACGTATAGTCTTCGGTGTATTTCGTCATGATGTTCGTATTCAACGACTGCCTAGATCGCTGAATACGTAGATTAATAGGTTTGAGCGTAACTGTGCCGCCCGTTTCGTCTTGCCATCCGTATTCGCCCGCCAGGTATTCTTCCGTTTCTTCATACGTTTCATTGCGTAAAAATGACAGTAGCTTGACGAAGTTGCCGCTCGCCCATTCGCTGTCATATGCGCCACTGTCCGCCCAAGTTCCTGCAGGATAATCTCCGTGCGGTTCTAGTAGGACGAAGAAGCTTGGCGTCTTATCGTAACGAAACGGACTGGCGGCTATCAGCTTATCTGACGACCAATTCGGGCGTACCCACGTAAATTGCTCGAGCTCAGCGCGAATGTCGACTTCCACCGTTTGCCCGCGAACCTTAATCGATGACATTCGGAATCACCCTCCAATACTGCGCAATGTCCTTTATTGTACATTCCGGAGTGCGCCACGCGCCTGCTGAATCGTCAATCGACTCAATGTATCCGGTATGCTCGCTGACTTTTACGAATTTACCAACGGAATTATTAAACTTGCTGCGTACCATGTCGCCATCTTTCATCGGACATCCCTCCTTCAATCACTTGCATATACAACAAACGACATATTTCATTTTACCGCTTTAATTAAGTTGTGAATAGGGGTGAAATATGTCGAATTGTCTTTTTTGTAACTATTTAGTAATATTCGTAACACTTTAGAAGTCGAACTGGCTTACGGCTGCCTCGCCCGTCTCCGGTTCTCTAACGATACCAACTTGCGGAATATAAATAATCTCCGCACTAATTCCTTCGCCCCCATCGCGCCCTTTATTCAATCCGATTAAACCGCGCCCTTGCTTATAATCCGTATCAACTCCGATTAGTAGGTACGCATCCTCAAGTAATTGCTTCGTTTTCTTCACGTCTTTACGTTCTGGCAACGCTAATTCACGCGAGCCCTCCTCGTCTTTTGATTCCGTTGTTTCCTCGGCCTGAGTAATTGCAAATATAACCGTCTGCGTCTTTCCGGCTAGTCTTCGCAATTTCATGGACGTGTTCGCAGCGTCTCCGCCAGTTGTTTTCGATGTGTTCGTCTCATAGTCGAGGTAATAAAACGGATCAATAATCACAACGTCGGCTTTCGTTTCTAGGATGTCGGCTTCAAGCGCTCGCAAATCACGAGTAAGAAAGTCGTCATCATCGACCGCTCTCACCGTAATGTTACCGGGAATAAAGTCGTTCAACGTATCTACGAAAACCCTAAACGCCGCTTCGAATTCTTCGTTTAGTTTTCCGTAGCGCAGCTCCGATGAATCAAATCCGGCATCTAAGTCTAGTCCGTGCATATTCGCAGTCGTAAGACCTTGCCGAGCCGATATGCTTACGAATATACGAACAAGCACTTCAAACCAGCCCATTTCCATCGCCCATATTAATACGTTAGCGCCTTGCATGGCCGCCTCAATACCTTCTTCGAGTGTTATTACGGACTTACCTCGACCTGACTTTCCGTAGACCGTGTAAACGTTTGACGATACATAACCGCCAACTTGTTCGTTGATGAACGGAAACTTTGAACGCCAAATCTTGAACGACTCGCCCGATTTCCGACGATCATATTCCGCCATAAACTTGTCGCCGTCCGCTTTGATGTCCGTTCCTATTTTATTGCGAACGCTTGTTCTTAGTTTAATACTTTCAACCTCCGATTGCAACCATTCGAAATATTTAAATATATCTTTTTCGCCTACAGTTTCGAATTGTGCGCCGAGCTTACCGTTGGCCAGTTCCGCAAACTGCACTTTTGCCGAGTGCTTCTTTATTTCTCGCGCTAAAAACTCGTAGCCGTCTGAAACTTGCGGCGTATATACGAAATCTGGACACTCCGCTGTAACCGTTGCATATCCGGGTGCCTGCCCGCGATTCTTGTCGGCATAATCGAGGATAAAGCGGAGGGTCTGCCTATCACCCTCCGTCGCACAATCCTTCGCTGTGATGCCGTATTTTGTTAGCGCCTGGACGTTATTATCGTCGATTGCTTTGCTTAGCAACATTTGCGTATAATGCATTCGCTCACCTCCTTTCGTTACTTATTTGCGAGAAATTCCCGCTTCAATTCTTCGTAATCTAACCCGAGTTTCTTAATGAGATAGTCGAATACGTCCTCTTTCGCAACTTTTTCTCCGTTACAGAACGGGCAATATTTTGGATCAATTCCAGTGTCGTCGATTATTCCGCCAACTTCGACCCATCCTTTTTCGATCCATTCGTCCTCGATTCCGTACTCTTTCTTCATTTCGTCGGAACCGTCATATCTAATGCAATATTCGTGAGTATATTGGTCGTTGATATCGTCGTTTACTAGACAATACGTACATAAACTGTGTTGACATTTATCGCAATGATGGACGCATTCCTCATACCGGCTTTCTCCGCAACAATCACACGCATAAAAATCTACGCTCATTTATTCCACCTCCGTTAATTTTTTCAACTCGCAGTCAATCGCCATCACCCTATCGCCATACGCCTCATTCCCCGTCTTCGCCAGCATATCCGCTGCCCAATTCCGCAAGTCTAGCAAGTTATCAATCTGCTCACCGCGCTTCTTACGCATTTCCTTCTGCTCCTTCGCCAATTGTGCGCTTAACTCCCTCGCTGTTGGCTTACGTGGTTCCTGTTTCGCCATTGCTTTCAGCCCCTTTTCGTATTCGTCGATTTGTCTTGCGAAATTCATAACATCCGCTCTCCAATCCGTTGGCGCTGGGTTTGCACGGACGTACTCATCCGCCTGACCAGCGTCGGTCACAAATTCGACATCCTCGCCGTCAACCTCTAAATACTCTCCGTTATGTGCGTCTAGTACTTCGTATACAATTTCGTTGTATTCCTCTTCCGGCAAGCAGTTACGGATTAATTGGTACGCGATGACCATAAATAGGCGCCCATCGTAACCATCGACCGTTACCAGGTCGCCGTGTGTTGCCGGTAAATCAAACTCGAATTCTTCGCCGTTCGGTTCGTTTGTCATTCGGACGCCTCCTTCAATTTCGTTTTTACTTTTCCGAGTTTTCCATTCCGAATGTTAAATCGGTAAAGGCCGACTCCTTTTAACTTCAACGCATAAAATCCGCCTTTCAGGAAGTACCAAGGGAATTCGATTCTACTACCGTTAACCAAAACCTTTCCGCTAATTAAACACTCGAGCGATTCTGAATAACTTTCGCAGGCACCTATTCTTACTAATACTTGCTGAATTTCCATCAACGCTTCCCCCTCTTCGATTCGCCACTGAACGCGAGTACGGCACACATATCGCGCATCCTATCGTAAAGCCTAGCGTCAAACACGACCGCCATCTCCTCAATCGGTAAATTCGATGTAAATATCGTAGGTATTCCGTTAACCGTCCGATAGTTAATAATCGCGTGAATGTACGCCCTGAACGCTTCAGAAGCGCTTCTCACTCCGATATCATCAATGACCGCGAAGGGCGCCGTCTGTGCGCGTTTTATGACCGCCTTAATAGCGTTGATGCCCGTCTCGTCATTCGTCATTGTAGCGAGGTTGTAGTCGGTCTGAAAGGCGTTCACATCCAAGAAGTAAGCCGGAGTCTGCGCCGCTTGGGTTCCCCGTTTCAGACTTCCGAGATAATGGGCGATCATCCATTCGTTCAAGACTGCGATTGCTGTCGTCGTCTTTCCGGTGCCTGGCGACTCGCTGAAGAGATAGAGCGATTTGATCCGGTCGGCTCCTTCTTCAAATTGGCGCTCAAATGTGGCAGCATACTTTTCGATAGTGGCGTAGACTTTCGCCTGACTTTCGCGAGCTGGCGAATTGGCTAGCGTCAGCAATCGATAATCGGCCGGTGTGTTAGCGTTGGCGACTCGACCGCCGGTTCCGCTGTAGCCGTGCATTGCGATGAAGGCGCTGCACTGGCGATTACACACTTTGCTATGGGCGAGCCGGCACCGCGATGCGAGAATGCAATTATTTGCGTGTGTCATTCGTTCACCTCCTTCCGTAAATAAATATTCCTTCGTCTGTTAATTCCGCTTTCAATCTACGCAAATCAACTTCGAATGCATCAGGCGATAAAAACGCAACGTCCCATTTTCCTTTTCGGTGTCTTACCGCTGTGCCCCACGGAAACCTTACGACCTCCCAAGGCTTCATTCCGCAACCTCCTCGCGTGAGTCGTCGATTGTTTTCGGATTTGTGCAAAGTCCTCCGTGATAGTCACCGCCATCTAACCGTGCATATACACGAGAATCCTTCGCAGTATACGCTCTTCCGTTTTCAATTCTACCGACTACAAATCTTAGAACCTTTCCGTCTTCATTAGTTGTTTCCGCTATGTCACCAACTCGCACTTCCGTCGGCTGTGGCGCGCTCAAATATTCCGCAGGCACTTCGAGTCCTAACGCACGCCTTAACGCAATAGCCTTGCCGATGTGAACGCTGAAGCAGTCAGACGGGTCGCATTTGGCGATTCCTCGCGACATTACTTCACTCGTATTATATCCTCGCAGTAAAGCCACCACAGTATTTCGTTTTCTATTTACAACATATTCGCAATTATAGGCGTTACCGGACCCTCTGCTAAGCGTGCTATAACCGTCTAATTTCTCGCGATAATCCCACGTTTTTCCGAATAATTCTCCAGGACATTTTAACTCCGCAATATCACGCTTTGCCTTTTCGATAATTTCGTCGCGAATATCTTGCGGTGATTTAACCGGTAAATATTCGCCATCGACTTTGTGGCGCTCCAATATATCCGCGATTCTACTCGCGCTGGCTAGGATTGCAACCTTCGCCTTCAAATCCGTAATTTCCGCCTGCATTTGTTCGATTATTCCGTTTTTCATTTCGTTTTCCTCCTCGTTTTTAATTTCGTTTATAACCAATCGTCGTCAAACTCTTGCGTCTGCTCAACCGCCTTCTGCACGACAGCCTTCCGCTTCACATCGGCCAGCACCCTAGGCAAGATTCGCGCCCTCTGATACGAAAACATAAAACTGAACGCCAGCCCCGGATAATCCCGCGTCGGCTTGTAATCCGCGAAACAGGCTTCGATAAATGCCCGCACAACCTCCGCCCCATGTTCCGCAATCATCGACTTCAGCCAGCGAGCTTCAATCGCAAAGTTTCGCGTTGTGTATTTGATGCCGTATTTGGCTTCGTGCTGATCGGCGAGGAATTGGCGAAAAGTCGTTACGGTCCAGTCGGACGTTGGTAGGTTCCGCCAATCCTTAACGCTAATTTTTGTCATCACCGGTCACCGCCTCATGCGAAATTACGAATATTTCTTGTAACGTACTTTTATGCGGAGTAGTATCCGGTATTGAGTACGTTAAATCTCCGTCACATTCCGTAAAAAATTCACTGCTGAGATCGTTTATATAGTCCAACGTTTTTCTTAACCGCTCAATCTCCGCAAGCAACTTCGGCACGTCTT